ATGTGGGAGGGGGTGTTGATTTGGAGGACCCCCTCCCTATGCGTTTCGGTTCGATTAGCCGGTCCGTTGCCGGTCTAATCATTTTCTTTTTCACAAAAACAAATGAACAAATCAATTAAGCTTTGATTTTCTTATAAATATTAAGAAAGTCATACTTGATGATCTCATCGATTGCTCTTTCGACTTCTTCATTGTTTTCTTCTTCAGACAACTGATCGGAAATCCTTGCAATTCGGCCCAAATACCCACAAGTATTGTAACCTTTTTCGACATCGAACAAGAACCAAGACTCGAAGTCCTCAAAAGGATTGAAAGGATTGTCGATTGTCGTCAAAGCAACTCGTCCATTCAACACGGTTCAGTCCTTTCTTATAAGTATTTGCTGACAGTTGAAGTCGAAATTCCAAGTCTTTCAGCGATTTCAGCGTTTGTGTAACCAGAAGCTTTCATTGCAGAAATCTGAGAAATTTTCGCTTCACTCAAATCTGTTCTTGTTCTTGGAGTTGCAAGCTGACGAATCAAATCAGAATCTGTATGATTCAGAATCTGTTGAAGCATACTTTCTGTAATTGCTCCAGCTTGAATTGCTTCCCATTCACGATCTGTAATCGGAATTGTGTAACGTTTTGCGCCGACTTTTTGTCTTGCCTGCGTCAAAGCCTGCTGCTTGACCTTCTTCTGTTCGGCCTTGGTCATATCAGGACAGGCCTGCATCTTTGCCTTGAACATGGAGTTGGCCAGGAGCTGAGCTTTTCGTTCGCGTGGGGCGTTCTTCAGGGCGATGTTCAGCTTTGCCTTGAGGGTGTCGACCTCATTCTGGTAGGTCTTCTTGGAAGACGCAGAGTAAGGGATCTTGCCGGTTCGAACGATTTCGAGGCGGGCCCGGTTACCGAGGGACTTCATACGGTTGGCGTAGGTCGCATATGCTTTCTCGATCTGATTGTCCATGTCAGAAACCAACGTAAAAGCATCATCAGTTTCTTCCATTTTCGTGCTTGCTTGCATTCGGACCTTCGTTTTTCCGGTCTTGGGGTCTGTGTACTCCTGGTAGGTGGTCTTATGGATTTGCGCGCCTTCGGGTCGAGAAGGATCATACCCGGGGGTACCTTTGACGTTGGTATAGGGCGTGCCTCTGCGCTTGAGCACAGACTGCTGAGACTTTGCTCGCGACACGATGGTCGCCGCGCCTTCATGGTACTTGCCGTCGTCTTCGGTAACACCCTGGTACTTCTTCTTCAGTGCAGAGATGTTGTTGTCGAGGTAGCTCTGTTTATAATCGAGCTTGTGTTTCTCCGCGTCGATGACGACCATCGAATGCCGAACCGCTCTTGCAAGCTCGTCTTCTGTTGCGCCTTTCAAGGTCATGTCCGAAATCAGATTTGAAACAATACCCATTTCGGTCTGGGTATTCTTCATTAGTGCAAACTCACGGCCATCTCGATAATAATGCTCAACTCCATTTTTGTCTGTTTTAACTTCAGAATAACCGTATTCGAGTTTCGGATCAAATCCTTCAAGGTCTTTTAGTGGACGATGGTTGACAATTTTCACTTTACCCCCGGTAGGGATCACCATGACAGTGTCACCGTCGAAGTCGGCGCCTGACAGGCGGTCGGCCACTTTCTTGTTGATTCCCACGACGTCCTTCGGATTGGAACCAAAGGTTTCCCTCCCCTCTGGGAGCTTGTTGTTGACCGTGAGGATAGGGATCTCGAAAGTTCCGCCATGGGGGTATCGAACGAGCGCTACCTTCTCGCCGTCTTTGTAGTTCGGTGCATAGACCTCGGTGTCCTTGATCGTGGTAAGGGGCATAATGACCTGATAGCTCTGCCTGGGTAACGCAGCGGCCTGCAGGTGCACGGCAGCGGAGTCACAGTCCTCGGAGAAAGATTTGAGGAGGGCTTTTTTCACGGTAGGGTTCGTCAGGGAGCAGATCTCGTCATACTCCGATTCCTTATCCGCGATGGCAAGTCCGAGCTGCTTGTTGACCAGCGACACCGGCTGCTTCGACAAAAACTGAGACGGGAGCTTGTTGCTCCACTCCCCCCAGTCCCCTTCATCGGAGCGTTTGTTGATGAGCGAGAGCTGCTTCTTTCCATCATCGTCGTAGTAGTAGCTCTGTCCGCCCTTCTGCCGGTCCGTTCTGTCGGGGTCATCCACACCCTCTTTGATCAGTGAGCCGAAGGGATTGTCAGGATCATTCTTCTTGATCGTCTTGAGCACATCCCCCATCGGGGTTCCCTGTTTCTTATTGGTGTTGAATATTACATCGACCCCATCGGGCATGTTGTCGGAGTAGACCGCCATACCCTTCAGATATTTCTCGTCGTCGACCAAAATTCTGACCTGGGCGTAATGGGATTCCCCGAGGGACAGGTCTTTGACGCCTCTGCGAATTTCAATGACGCCGTCTTTGTCGTTGCCCCCCTCCTCGGCATACCGGATCTTCAGCCGCTTGGAGTCCATGCTCTTGGGGTAGACAAACTTCGGATCAAAGGTCTCGCCGCCGTCATGGGAAACATAGTCCGTGGCGGAGTGGATCTTGTCAAAGTCATAGATCGCACTCGAAACTTTCTGACCGGCGTCATTGATCTTGTAGGGGGTATCCGGGGGACAAAGCACCATAAGATTGGTCTGCCGGCCGGAATTTGTGACCTGGGGTACACCGCCGCCGAAGGTGTTATAGCCCTGCAATTCCAGAATATAAAGCGCTTCGTTCAGCTTTTCTCTGGAAGACAGGCCGAGTTCCCGTTCGACACCGGCGCCCACGTCGATCATGCCCTTCTCGTCCACCTGTTTCTTCAGAAACTCGGCTGTCTTTTTGGCCTGGTTCATCCGGGCCTCGGAGTTCTCATTCAGAAGTGACCGGACGGAGGAGTCATTTTTAAACCCCATCTTATCGGCGATCTCATTGAGAGAATATCCTTTTTCCCGCAGCGCCTTTGCCGTGGCAACATCAATTGCTCTGCGCTCATCCGTTGCCAGGCTGTACTGCACGCGAAACTGTGAGGTGGTCAGTCCCATGATCTTTGCAACCGCGGTGTCGCCCGTGTAAACCTTTCCGGTGTCCGGATCGGTATAACTGGGGTTTGATTTGCGAAGCTCCTCCACACGGGCAAGGAAATCGCCGGAATGCTGGTAGGGGTTTTCGCCGGATCCCCAGGGATAGCGCCCCGATCGTCTCGGCATACCGTAGTGCATCAATTCCTCGTCGTCAAATATCACGTAATACTCAGTCTTCATCAGCCGGCCTCCCGTTCCCGAATCAGGTCAATCAGTTTGTCGTATCGAATGATTTTATCCATGACGGGCAGAATCTCATCCGCCTCCGGATTGCAGATCAGAATATCATTGCTCTGGTAGATCCGCAGCTCGGTCTGGATGTTGCCGGGCTTGACTTTGTATTCCAAACAAAAAAGAGCAGCATATATCAATAGCTGCTCCATGTGGGCCGGGGTAACGCCGCTTTTCAGATCGTGGATGCGGAGAATATCGTTGCGGAATGCGATGGCATCCGCTGTCCCGAAGCAGTTCGGTGAATAGAACAACGGCTGCTCCGGTGTCATCTTGAAGCCGATGGCGTCGTTCACATACATATTGAGCGTTTTCTGGGACCGGGGCAATTTAATACCGAGCCGGATACAGTCCTTTGCAAAGGCGTGCAGCTCAGTCCCCTTCATGGTCGCCAGATGTTTGCTGTAAGCATCCATCAGCTTCTCTTCATCGTAGTTCAGCCAATGGTATTTGCTGGCGCCGAGAAAAGCGTGCATTCCCTCAAGCTCCGAATGCTTGTTGAAGTTCATCTAAAACTTCCTCCTTGTTTTCGGGGCAAATGAAACGGGAGAAGGACATCTCGTTCATATACCCCACGTAGTATTCCTGATTGGGTTGCTTTTCTGCGCTCGCGTTTTTCTTGCATTCCAGGGTCGCCCATTTGTCGTGATGGAGGATCGTCAAATCCGGAATCCCCTGCAGGTAGTCGGCGTCGTTTTTCAAAACGATGCAGCCCGGGAAGCGCTCTTTGATTTCCTTGATGAGCTTCGCCTGAAATCTTCGTTCCGGAATATCCATGACGGGCCTCCTTTCAGAAAATGGAAAAGAGAAGGCGCATCTTCAAAAATGCATTTTTTACCTCTCTCTTCATAAAAGGGCATGTTTTTTTCGCGAGGCAAAAAAGAGCTTGAGATATCAATTGTCACCTCCGAATATTCATTTTTTTCAGGCCTCTGCCCACTTGCCCACTTTTTTGCGCTATTTATTATTATTTTTAATTTTTTTATTTCGCATTTAATTAAGAAAAAAAGTGGGAAAGTGGGCAGAAAGCCCGCAAACCCGCATGAATGCTCACTTTTTTCTGCCCACTTTTGGTTTTTAAAAGTGGGCAAAACCCGGGCAAATGGCCACTTTTTCGCCGTTTTTTCCGGTTTTTCGAAAAAAGAAAATGGGCAGAATATCCATAAAACCCGGAAAAAGTGGGCAAAAGCCCATTTTTCAAAACAAAAGTGGGCAGACAATATTCACTATTTTTATTCATTTTTTACCTGTCCGAAGCCGTCCGAAAACTGTTCAGCAACCGTTTCAAACAGTCTTCAATCGGCCCCGGACAGGTATCGAATTCTATTCTAGATTAGAAAATATCTATTCTAGGTTAGACGTCGTCTTGCGCTCGCGATGGCAAAACCAATCTGGTTCGCTTTTTTCTCCGGTTTCTTTGACGACACCTCAATGTGAACGACCCCATCCTCCGGCAGCGGCATGCTCATGAGAACCCCAAATAGCTCGCCCCAGCAGCTCAGATTCCGGAACTCCATATGATACTCATAATTGACAAGCGTCTTCTCGCGAGGACTCTTTTCGGGCAGAATATCCATGACGGGGGTCTTATTCGTATCGGGCTCCACAGGGGTTTTATCCTTGATGTCAAATTCAATCGGCTCCTCTTCCAGAATATCCAGATCAGGTTCAGTTGCTTCCTCTTTCGCCGGCTCCGTCTCCTGCACTCCACAGAATTTCCGCCAGGCGGCTTTCTTACTGCCGGGCATCTGATGGTGTAAGGGCTTCGGTATATCCAGGTGGTTGTCATTTTTCAGTGCACGGAATGTGATGGGACTCACACCCATCATCCTGGAAATATCTGCATATGTCGCTTCATACACTGTAATCAGGTAGGTCAGATATTTCTCCTGAATCTCGCGCGTCATGGCCGCCTTGAAGTATTCGTAACTGACCGGCCCGATGGCAGTGATGTCAACTTCAGACACCGTCTCCTCCTCGACCTGCGCTGTTTCGGAAATATCAATCCCGCAAAATGCCTGCCAGGCTCTCAATTTATCACCCGTCATTACATGGCCTTTCACCGGCCTTTTGAGAATATCCAGATTCCGGCAGTTGCAGTATTTAATCAGTGTGTCGCTTTTTACTTCCATCATTTTTCCGATGTCTGTAAATGCGACGTCGTATACTTCAAACAGCCAGTTCAGATACCCTTCCTGCTGCTCCTTATTCAGCATCTTGAAATATCCATATTTGATGGGCCGCTTCAAAGAATCCGGATTCATAATTTCAACCTCCCCGTTCAGTTTTTTCTTCTCCGCCTCGGTCAGATAGTCGCTCGGCAACGTGCAGCCTTTCTTCGGACGAACCTTGTTTTTCGCGGATCGGGCCGTCACCTTTTTCTGGTAGCAGTCGTAATCAAAGTCGTTCATGCCGATTCTCCTTTCGAAAATAAAAGAGGAGCGACATGATGTCACTTCCTCCATATTAGCCCATGTTTATCTCGCGCGAAAAAGAAAAGGAGGGGTAAGCAAATTGCAAACCCCTCCATCGTGCAAATATCAGTCTGTCCGATTGACGCTGGCCTCGCTGTTGAAGCCGTCCGGATACCGTTTTTTGAGCTTTTCGATGTTCAAATCTAGAATATCATTGAGACCGTAACCGATGGCGTGCGCAGCAACCGCAAGATACCACGCAACATCTCCCAATTCCAGCGCCAGAGCCTCTCTGTCAAGCTCATGGCCTTGAAACAGATGTTTCTTGAGAATATCCATGGCTTCTCCGGACTCGCCGCACAGGCCCATCAGAGCCTCCTCAAGCAGCATCTCCGGGTTCTCTACATTTCTGGCAGTACGGAGTGCTTCTTCCTGATAATTGCTTTGCGACACACGTTTTTTCTTACTCTGCTTTGTCAGTTCGTTCATAATGCGATCAAGCGTAGACAAGATGATGATGTCACGTCGAAGCATGGTCTTTAAAATCGGACTTTGGTAAATATCAGTGTCGTTATGACAAGCTATCAGTTCGTCGACCAGCTCGTTCCAGTTGTCGTGCCAAAAGCTGTCTCCGATCATGCTTCATTTCCTCCGGATCGATTGGAAATATCTTTGAGCAGAATCTTCAGAAAGATTTCCGTCATGGCCTTTGCTTCATCCATCGTAGCTCCGGCGTTCAGACAAGCTTTGAAATAGAGGACGCTCAATTCAGACAGCACCCCCATACCTTCAACAAATTGCCGGAACAGTTCTTCTTTATTCATGCCGTCCATCAGTGTTTTTCCTCCTTTTTCAAAAACTCATCTGTATCCGTGAATTGCACAAGCGGGCACACGATATCAATGTACGGCAGCGTCTTGATCCAGTCGCAGAAAGTATGCCACTCGTCGAGCTTATGGTTGCAGCGATCCCAGAATATCCGGTTCAGAACCTCGTAATTGAGCTGCACCGTCCGCTTCTGGTTATAGGAAGACGGCAGCAGCTGGATCATTTGCCACCAATATTTCTTGTCGCCGGTTTCAAGATACTTTTTACGGTATGCATTGAGCGTACCGATCAGGAGCTCGATCACGCTCACGGGAACCGGATCGCCCCAAATTGCTTCTTCCGTCGAGATCAGATGCTCACATGAGAAATCCTCAATTGTAAACTCCTTCTCGGCGATCTTGTGCATCGTAGAGCAGCTGTTGGCCACGGTGCCGATTTTGTACGTGTCGAACTCTTTCCACCAGTACAGAGGCGCTGAGAGCGTTACAAGCACGTTCATCATTCGGCGGTATTTTGCATGAGTGCTTCCACCGACGCTCAGACGGTGCATCAATTTGGCGTCGTTTTCGCCAAGGCAGAACTGGTAATCGCTGGTCTCCAGGGTCTCCGGATCTTCGATATGGGTGATATCACTGTCGATCCTCCCCCAGGAGTTCAGAGGGTTGCGCATACCTTCAATGATCATCAGCATCTGCTCTGGGGACATTGTCACAGTCTTCTCAATTTTCAGCATCCGCTTCCTCCTTTCTCAGTGGCATGAAGCATATTGGGGATCGACACAAGCGTGCAATACGGCTTCCCGCAGAACACACAGGAAGACTGTATACGGTAAGTGCCGACGTCGTAATTCTGATCCACAAGTGTAAAGTCCAGCAGCGCCGGGCTGTAATAATGGTTTCCGACTTTGCAGGATATCCACCGCAGAAGTCGTTTAATGATCCGCATCCGCTTCTCCTTTCTCGTCCTTCTTGGAAACGACTTCGATTGTATTGAACCGGCATCCGCAAATATCACAGCGGTACCGTCTCTTCCGGCTGGTTTCGTCCGGACTGTTCTTGGACAGGGTTACAAAAGTCTGAAATCCTCCACAGCTTGGGCATTTCATGGTGTTCTCCTTTCGGCAAATAAAACATGATATAACATCAGTAAATATGTGCAAAAACCCGGAAATATCAGCAAATATTGCCGTTTTCATCGGTTTTTACGAGCTCTTTTTCCGTGTCAAGCCAGCTGATCCAAATGACACTCTGGCAGTTGTCACAGCACCAGCCAAGCGCGCCCGAGCTGTCCTGAGCAAAGCAGCGCAGCTTTTTACCGCATTCGGTGCAGTAGCCTTTGTTGAATTCTCGCCGTTCGATCGTCCGAAATATCACCGGGCCGACAATCAGCCACAGCGTCAGTGATCCAACGACGATTGCCAGGGTTAATGACATTGGATTGTTCATGTTTTTCTCCTTTCGAAAATATTAGTATTAAGGATTCTGAAAATCACAAATCGGGCATTTGTCGTCAAACAAAATGTAAGTGCCCTCGCTCAAGAACAATGGACCGGCCTCTTCGGTTTTTACTTCGATCCCGACTTCATTGTCATGCCAAGTCTTTACGGTCAGGTCAGCGCAGCTGCCGGAGAAGTCACAGACATGGATGTGTTTGAATGTGTAGTTTCCAAGTCCATAGCTCACGTTTCCGCACCCGCACAGAACCAGGATCATCGCAACGAGAATGATTGCCGCAATAAATTTTTTCATGTTTTTTCTCCTTTCGAAAATATCAGTACCCGCAGATACGACCGATAGAGTCTGCCTTATCATGCGACCACATGTCAGATTCTGCAGTCTTGCAGATAGCCTGATAGCGGGCGCAACTCATGCTGACTTTCGGATAACTGATATACTCGATCGAACGTTCCATATCATCCGACCACATATCAGATTTTGTGATGGCTTCTACGGCATCACCCATCGTGTACCATTTTTCATCGACCAGATGTCTTCCGATGACATCATCGGGCGTAATAGGCTTAGGAATCGGGTTTGTGTGAACTCTGACGGGCGGATTCTTATCCTCGCTCTCAGCCAGTGCCGGACACAGCAGTAACAGACTGATCAGCAGCCCGATACCTCCAAGAGCGGTCATGGTGTTCTTGACTTTCTCTTTCATATGTTTTTTCTCCTTTCGAAAATATAAAAAGAAAGAGCCCACGTTTCCGTGAGCCCTTCCTCTTTTTGGGGTTTATTCGATGTCCAGGTTTTCGACAACGATGCCGAATGCTTCGAGTTTTGCCTTTACGATCTTGATCCAGTAATCGAGTTCTTCATCCCGATTCGGAGCGTTCTTGATCTTAATCAGCTTGGAATACTCATCAATCAGATCGGCAGCTTCTGCTTTGTCAGACACATCGTTCACCTCCTCCCATAAAGGGAGAAGTTTTTTTCGCGCGGCGGCCATTTTTTCAGCACCTCCTTGCAGAATGTCTGAATACATTGTACCATACGACGACGGAAATATCAATTATTCTGCGTTCCTTTTTTCGCATTGTCAGCCGGCAGATACCATCTGGCGTATTTCGTCTCGTTGAAATTCTTTTTCTCACGAAGCGCACGGCTGATGGCCAGGTCGATTCCCGATCGGCTTTTGATGTGGTAGTAATATAAATCCACAAACTGGGTGTTGAGTCGGTCAATGCGTCCGGCTGCCTGCTGCATGATCTTGTACGAGTAATTCTGCGAATAGAACACGATCGTGTCAGTTTTCACGCAGTTCCACCCTTCGGCTCCGGCGTTGTATTGCACAAGGTAGACCCAGGAATTGCAGTCCGGAATCGGCTGATGCTTGTGTCCGTTCCATTCCGCAATCTCAACGCCGTCTCCGTAGTAAATGTTTCGGAGAATATCCAGCTCGTAGTCGTAATTGTAGAACACGATCATGCGTGGATGCTTCTCGAACAGTTCCAGCAAAAGCACCTGCCGGGATTCATCTGAATTCACGATCTTCCGCAGAATATAGCAGAGCTCCGCTGCGTTCGCAATCGGCTCGTTTTTATACGGATCCCAGCGCAGCCGTCCGACATCCTTGTATTTGGGGACATCATACCCGGCAAAAATATCCTCATGGTGCGGCACGGTCTTTCTTCGGAAGTCCATGTCGATCAGGATGCTGTCACGCAGTCTTGTCAGTCGTTTGGTATTGACGTATCGGTCAACCTTCGGGTAATTCGTGAAGCTGCTGTAGATCACATGCTCACGTTTGAATTCCGTCCGGTTTTTATAGAAGCCGTTTGCTACAAACACGGGGATGTAATCCAGCCAGGTGTCCCCCGGGGTTGCCGAAAGCAGGATCCATTTGTTTTTCCGGGCAATTTTCAGAAAGGATTTCACCCAGACGCCGGATCCGACCACGCGCTGCTCGTCAAATATAAAGAACGCGTTTTCAACCTCAGCATACTTTTTGATGTTGTTCCAGGAATCCACTGTCACCTTGTTTCCGTAGCAGGAAAACTCCGGACGCGTGCTGAGCAGAAATTCCGAGAGCTCATCCTCCCACTCAAATGTGTCCCGTTTTCTTGCTGTGGTGATGATGTAAAGATCCGGCATCGGCTCGTGCATATGGACGTATTCAGCCGTGTTTACCTGCCCACCACAGAGAATATAATAGTATGCAAGCGAGGTTCTGGACTTCCCGCTGCCGACGCCGCCGCAGAGGATGCAGCCGTTTTTCATTCTGCGGACAGCGTCCAGCTGGTAGTCGTAAAGCGTTACGCCTTTCATCCGTACTGGTAGTAATAGAATGTTCCGCTGTACCACCCTGTATTCCAATACACGGCTGCATAGAGAGAATATCCCGGGTAATAGGAAGCAAAGTAGGGATCACAGGTCGCGGCGTAAACATTACTCGGAATTGTCACTGTATAGCCCATCAGTACATCGGTCACGTCTTGTCTGCAGTGAACCCAGGTGGAATTTGCAGAACCGTAATATCCGGGTTCAGAGAGATAAGAGGCCCAATAAGTACGAATACAGGAAGAAAGCGTATCCGGGAACATGGAGCTGTGCAGCTGGTTGAGCAGGACCTGCGCGTGGATCTGGTGCAGAATGCAGCTGCCGTAATATGTCACGCTTGTCCCGTTCGCATAGGTGACCACAACATAAGAATCCGGACCACAGATGCCGCCGACTTCATGTGTCACGACATTCGCGATCCGGTCAATATCCGCTTCCGATAAGCCGTTGGATACCGGAACGGAAACAGGCGCCTGAGAATATCCAGGCTGGGGGATCTCCTCGTATTCCTCCCCGGTACCCATGTAGATGTTGGCTGCAAATATCAGCGGGCTCAGGCAGCCTACAAGCAGCAGGAAGTAGAGTACGACTGACAGCATCCGCAGGGTTGTTCGTTTCATGATAAACGTCACTCCTTTTTTGAAAATATCAGTATTCTTCAGACATCATGATCGTCGTCCGCATCCCGTCGGCATCACGGACAATATAGATCATGGTGCTGTCTTCGTGGTAATATGCGCCGACAAGCCGCCCGCCATAGACCACAGCTTGGTTATTCAGCATCCTGTCGTCGAAACCGAGATCGCCCCAGTCGTAAATGCGGAACCGTTCCACTGCCTTCGTGACAAAGCGGAAAAAATCCATATCGAATGCCATGCGGCTCGACACGGCAACCGTCGCATTCAGCTTTCCGACGTCGATTTTTCTGGCGTAGACAGATTTATCAATTCCCATTTTCAGAAATCTCCTTCCGCTTTGATAATGGTGGGAGCATTCATAACCACACCAACAGCTTCATCAAGGCCAAGCATGACATCGTTCAGTTCTGCGTGATCTCGATTAAAACGCATGGTATCAAACAGTTCGTCCGCATCAATCAGCCGACCATGCTCCGCCGGGAGGGGGATAAGAGGACAGTCCTCAAGCCTCTCTGATGGATCTCCAAATTCTCGCCACAATATTGTGCATCGTCTTGCATTTGTGCTCATAGGACAGTTGCCGCATTGCGTCGGCATCTCCACGCCACGGATCAAAATATCAGCCATCAATGTTTCCTCCCCTCATGTCGGCCCCGCAGTTGGGGCAGAAATTATCACCTTCTAATTCATGAAAAGTTTCTTTGCAATTAGAACATTTAACAGTCATAAAAGATATGTATTCCCACTCTCCCCGCACCACAGGCCGCACATCGGCGGCGGGAATGTCTTGAACAGCGTGAATACAATCGTCGAGTTGCGTTCTGCAAACCTTCAAATCCGATCGAATGTGCGGAAATTCGATGTTTTCTTCAATTTGTTGTGTTAAGTCTGTCCTCCATATTTGAAATGTATTGATAATATCAGCCCGTCTGACATATTCAGTTTCCACCTTTGTTCTCCTCTCTGTATAATGCAAATGACCCGCACACGTCCCAACTTACTGATGGACATCCATACGGTTTATGTTCGTAATAATACCAATGATGGTATTTGCACTCTTTGCAATGGTGCTTCTCGCCAAGTTCGTAGTTAAGGATCACAGGTGTCGGTTTGTCATTTTTGTTAACCTCCAAGAAAAGACTTCTGAATCGCTTCCTTTACTTCCTTTACGGATTTTCCGAGATTATCAAACGCTTCCGGAACCGAATCGGGAGGACTTTCTTCAGGCTTTTTCGGCAGCCACTTCCGGAATTCATTGTAGTAATTGCCCTTGTTGCCGAGCGCGTGTTTTGCGATCGCCATGGCAAGACCCTTCTCCGGATCAAAAGGCTCGTTTACCGCCTTTACAACGGTCTTTGTTCCGTCTGCCCAGAACACGATCGTCGCAGGATCATTGAAGATTACTTTTTTAATTTTAGGTTTCACTGGAATCTTATAGAATCGCCAGGCCTGTCCCAGGCTCTTATACAACGCCCATTTCGAGTCGTTGGACATCTTGCGGAACGCCTCGTCAAAACGGTCCCGGTCAGAGTCGCTCATGGAATAATAGACAGCAAACAGATAATTCAGGAAATCTTTGTTATCGGTTTTTACATTGGTAAACCGATCAGAGCCGGGGATGACATAGAACGGTGTCATATTCGTACAAAACATTACTTTTTCTCCTTTCGTTTTGCTCGGGCTGTTTCCTCTTTCACGGGGTAATCTGCGCGCGCCGACCCCCCTTGGCCTGACTGGACATTTAACCGGACATGGAAAGCCGGCACCCGAAAATATCAGCATTCGTAATAAACGGGCTTAGAGCTGTCAACGTTCATCGGATTGTCAAGACAGCTCGCGCAGGGATCCTTATTTTCCGGTGTGTCATGATGCTTGCAGGACTTGCACCAAATATCAAACCGGACCTCAACCTGGTTTTCTTCCATCAGAACGGCACCTCATCCGGATACTCCTCCGCGGCATACTTGTCCGCGAATTCGTCTTCCTCAATCGTGACGTACAGTGTTTTCAGGTACGCCTTGATGCCGCTCTTGCCGTTGACTTCCCAATTGTACGGACGGATCGTCAGATCCACATTGCGAATTTCGGCATAGTCCAGCGCATCGATGGACTCTTCATCCAGGGCGATCTTGCCCTTGCGCGTGATCATATAACACTTCGGCGGAATGTTGGCAAAGCTGACAGCCACCGAAATATAATGCCGGGGCTCATCTCCGTCGTCTCTGGGGGTGAGGACTCTGACGTTCCATCCGTCGTTCGCAAGATTCTGTGCCATGTCCTGGTCGTCGATGATCACGCAGAAATTCCGCTGGCCTGCCCGATTGTATTTCGTCTCACGTCCGGAGAAGTTTCGGAACAGGATGTGCGCGTTTTCGATGATGATGTTGCTGGTTTCATTTCTCGGCATCGTTCTTACCTCCAATGTTGCCGTTGACAATCAGCAGACCAAGAACAATGCCTGCTGCGATTGCAACTGCCTTGATGACCTGTCCTCTGAAGTAGCTCGTCATGACTTTTGCCTTCAGTTCAGGTGAAAAATCACTCGTAAAAGTGAAATCGGTTTTAGCCATAAATATCAGTCTCCTTTCGCCTGCTGCTGTTCCAGCGTTTCGTTTTCTTTTTCGACCTCATACAAGGCCTTCAGGATCGGTACACGGTGAATGATCAGTGCGCGGAACCCGTTGCGCCGCAGCACGTGATCGCCGTATTCGCGGGTAAAGAGCTCGATCACGGCGTTCCATTTATCGTTGAATTCCTCGATCAGCCCCTTCCAGGCAGACGGCGCCCGAATTTTGCGCTTCTCCCGAATGCTGTCGAAGTCCTTAAAGAACTCGTCTGCCAGTGCCGAGATGACATCGGTCAAGCCGTCCTTCGTCTTCGGCAGGCTGACCTCTGTTCCGTTCTTCAAGGTCATGTGAATGCCGTCCTCCACCTCGTAGAGCAGCTTCCGGTACTTCTCAAAATAGTCTTTTGCTTTCATGAAAGCTCCTTTCAAAAATATCAGCGGTTCAAAACGGCAGATCGTATGTCACCGATAGAATCTCAAGCAACGGCGACAACAGAATCGTTCCGCTATCGCCGTTATCATCGGTAAACTCTGCTGAAATAACTGATTCACCGTCATCTTTGTTGTTGATGAAATCTATTGTCGAAATATCCAAGTCATAGATTCTGTCACTTGTCGAAAGAATCACACTCTTAGATTTCATACACCGGTCTCCCTTCCTCATATCTCGGCGAAATATAAGCATCATCCGAGACAAACCACTCGAAATCGCCGTACTGCGAGATGGATTTAACAGCCTCACTTACCATCTTGTCGTAATAAGATCGGTCGATGCAGTCCTCCATTTGCAGCTTTTTCACCATCTCGGACTCCAGCCAGAAATATCCCTTTGCACCGGTGGCAGAGCTGAACTTCAGATTGCCGTCCTTGTCCTTTCCTTCCCGCAGCAGCTCTTTTCCGCCGCAACCGGGCTTGATCGGGCAGAACCGTCCCACACGTCCGACAAATTCAGGGTTTTCTGCCTCCGCAGCCTTCAAATATAAAGCTGTGGAAACCGATTTTGTCTCACACAAATCGTCAAAAGTGATCGGCTCTCTGCTGAACAGGGTCTTGAAGACATACGGCACCTGGAACTGAGTTCCTGTCGCAGTCCACTCGCCGGCGTGCTTTCCATCCCGGTATTTCGCAATATAAACAGCATCGTTCACCAGACACATACGGTCGTAAGTCGCTTCGTGCTCAAAGTTGTAGCCGTACTGCTTGCCGTAGTCCATCACAAACTGAATGATCTCCGGCGTGGCATCCGGGATCTTGATGGAGTCGGTTTTGATGTGCGCAACCTTGAATCCGCGCTTCTGTACCTCGTGCTTGAGGTTGATCATGAACAGCGCGCCGCGTTTTGCAACGATGTTATCCTTATTGCGAATATCACGGAAGGGGTTCTCGAAGGTCGCGGAGGTCAGGCCATACACTGAATTGATCGCGATCTTCAGCGCCTGCGCCAGATCTGCTGCAGAGTCTTCGTCGGTCAGGTATTTGGCCAAAGCACCACCGAGCATTTTTCTGGCCTTGGCAAAGTCCTTGTGCTTGATGGCGATTCTGGCATCAAGAATCTCCTTGAAGCGTTTGGTGTACTCGTATCCAAACAGCTCCTCCGCCACAATGCTGCTGGGGTGCATGGACGCAATATCCAGCAAGGCGACGTTTCCGTAGATGCCTGGCTCAGAATAGACATAGCCGCCCTCACCGACTTCTTCTCCGCGATACGTCGACTTCCCGTGGTCGTAAACATAACCCGGAAAGATCGGCCGTCCCTTGGAGTCGAATACAGTAAACTCGTCGCCGAAGTTGACGTACATCGTCCCGTCCGGTGTGATGGTATTTGGTTGGGCGTCCGAAATATCACCCATATCCCGGTAGTTGAACTTACTTTGGGGTTTTCGGTTGCCGCCAAATATAATTCGGGTGGTCAGGCTGTTGGTGGTATCATTGACCGTCATGCCGGCCACGTCAGCCAGAACGCAGCGTGCGGTGAAGTCCGACTTTCTTGCATTGAACACCGCCTCGGTCGCAAGCACATCGTTGTCACAATACTCCGCGACCTTTTCCCAGAGGATTTCCGGAACCGGCTGATCCCACGGAAGTCCGAGCTCCTGATGGTGGATCCCAAGCTCGATCTCGAACTTTTTCAGCGACTGTTTTTTGCTGGAAAAGTCATAAACATCCGTGTAGGAAACATTGTACGCCTCCGAGAAAAAGCAGTTGGAGCTTCCGGACACGATACGTTTGGACAAGTTGAACAGCTGCTCGTTGGAATATCCCATCAGCCTGGCATAGAGAATGTGATTGTCGTACCGCCGGCAGTTGAAACCGACGAGCTTGTACTGCATCAGCTCCTCGATTTCCTTTGGCCCGGGGTTGATCATCCGGACGACCGGCATTCCCTCTCCCTCGTATTTCCAGTTGACCAGAAACAGGTTCGGGAATACCTCCACGTCGAAGAATACCAGCTTGCCGTCAACGCTCTTTTTCGGCTCTGACATGTCCTCCGACTTGAATTTCATCTTGTTGACCAGCTTCACGCAGTAGTCAGCCTGATGGGTGCTGCCCATTGCAAATATCAGCACGCCCTGACGCAGATCTGTTACGTCATACGGCATGCCGCTTGCATAGGCGTCTTCCAGAATTTTGTAGATAAAATCAATGCTTGGCTTCGTTCCCGGATGGATCTCCTTATTGAGATTTCGCTTGATAAGGGTCCGAAGCCCTTTTTCGCTTTGTATCACATCGAAATTTACCACTTTGTCTTCTCCTTTCGTTGGTAAACCCGATGAAATGATTGCGATCGGCAAATCGTTGCACTTTGTCAGCTTTCTGCGCAGAGAGCTCTTACCTGTGAAGACCTTGATCTCGATATGCTCTTCAAATATCCGGCTCAGTTTGGTTACGTCACCGGAATAAATGTAGTGCAGATGGATGCCGCTTCCGGATTTGCTGAGTTCCGCATAGGTCGGAGGCCATTTGCTTGCCGCTTCCATATTTTTTTCAAAGCTTTTGTTGCCGTTTTCGTCCGGAATATCAAAGTCAATGACGATATGGTTCTCCGGAACCTTCACATAATGAACTCTGCTCGTGTCCAGTTCAGACAAAACCGTCTTGACATACTCCCATTTCTGCGTCGGGGTGCCTTTTTCAGAAGCATACTGGGCCGGGCAGTCAGCGCAAAGACTGTCAAATATCGACGGGCCTTCCCGAAACAAAATCGAAATTTTCTCCTCGGGCTTTTTTTCATGGTGTATTTCTTCAAAGCGTTCGGTACGGAATCCAGAGTAATAACTTCGAACTCTGGAACCGTCGTCAAAGCTGAACCGGTCTTTGTATTCCCGGAAGTAGTTTTTGAGCTCCTCCTTAAATATCCGTTGGGAAAAAGGGTAAGCAATCTTGGCTTCCTCACAGTACACGCGATACATCTCCCACGCTGCTTTGAGCGACGTTCCGTCTTCTTTCTTAAACACGTGATATGAGTCGATCACAAAGTTGTAGAAGTCGTTGGAAGCGCCGAGCATATTCAGCGGAATATAATCATCGTATCTGCCGGGATCTGCGAGATACACATCCAGACAATGCTTTGCAATGGCGCCGAGTTCAAAGCTTACCTGCTTTACCAGCCGCTTGTACTCTTTCGGTTCCAGCTTTTCACCGGTCGGAGATACGTCGATCAGTCGTCTGATCAGTCCCGACTTCGCGTCCGTAATCTTGACCGGCTTGTTGGTGCCCATGTACAGAAAACACTTGAAGCGGCTGGCATAGGTGGATTTGAATTTCTCATTGACCGTCATCAGCTCGTGTGAAACCAGACTGTTCAGACGGGTGTTGTCTTCAATCTTGGAGAGATCGCCGTCATGCTGGATCGCCACAAGCGGATTGGTTTTGAATGCCTCCAAAGCAAAGGAATTGTTGGATGAACCGAGCGCCTTGGCGTCAAACACTGAGTAATATCCGTCAAAGAGCTGCTGAATAATGTTCAGGATTGTGGACTTGCCGGTACCAGCTGCGCCGTAAAGCACAATGAATTTCTGAATCTTTTTGGAATCTCCCGACACGATAGAGCCGATCGACCATTCGATCTTGTGTCGTTCTTCCTCTGAATACAGTGTGGAAACCAGCTTGTCCCATGCAGAAATATCACCGTCCTCCAAAGGGTATGAAAGCTTCTTGCTGGCATAATCCCGTTTTTTTGTCTCGGTATTTGAGAATATCAGCTTCTCGTCGAGCATATGGAAGGAATCGCGCATCTGCTTCTGACAGTATTTGTGCCACTTGTCGATCATGCCGGATTCTGCAGACCGCATATACATCACACTCACATCCCCGCCGAAATGTGTGCGATACTCCTTTGCATACCGGTCAAGCTCATTGTCGATCAGACGAATCACGTCGTCTTCGTCCGTAGACCACAGGCCCTTGTCCTCCAGCCAGATTGCATAGAAATCGCCGCCGCGAATCATTAGATCGGAACTTTTTTTGATGATGAACGATGGATAGATTTCAATCACATCGCGCTTTCGGCTGCGCGTTGAAATCTGCAAAAAGTCGATCATGCAATTTCTATTCTCCCTTCGTCTGCTTCAGCGCATCGAGCTCCTTTCGCAGTTGGTTGTTCATGTCCTTCTGCGCCAGCCAGCGGGCTTCGTTCAGCAGAATATAAACGCTGATGAACAGATTTGTAACAGCGACATTCTTGTTGAATTTTGCCTGCCGTTTCAGAGTCTTGTTGATCAGCTTCACAGCCTTGTTGCCGTCATGCAGCTGGCCGAGAATATAACAAAGCGCCTTATCCATGTGATTTAACCTCCCTTCACAATCACTTCATCGAGATACCAGCACATCTGATACCAGATCTCTGCGGTTCTCATGTCTTTGCTCGTCTTCGGAATATAAAAAAGACCGCCCTTTCCGTCGCGGCGGTACTTTCCGGCGTTGAATTTCGCCAGAACACTGTCCACCAACTCCGGATCGTAGCGGTCGTCTGTCATATCCGTCAAACCAAGACTTTTGATCATGTCCCAAAACCATTCGCCTGTTCGGTCACCGATTTCGGGGTCATACATAATTCCTTCTTCGCAGCGCAGAGACAATGCAACCATCATCTCCAGCATGCTGCAGGGCCGGTCGTCAATTAAAGCAATTACAGATCCGTCCAAAGCTTTTTCATATCCGAACCGGTATCTAAGATCCATCCCATCATCCGCACGATTCTCATCCATCACGAGCGTCGGGGAGAACCGGTACTCGTTCAGATGCCGAAAGAGCTTCTGATAGGGCAGATGCTTAGAAAACCGGCCCTTACAAACGAGCCGGCACATCCAGTGGAAATATAAACTGTTTAGCTCGTTTTTTGTCATGGGTTCCTCCAAATTAGTCTTCCGGGGGCTTCAGCTTCAAAATATCAGCATACTTCCGGTAGTCCAGCAGAATCTCGTAGTCGCATTTTTTTACAGGGTTTCGTACGAACACCGAGTCGTCTTCATACTCCCCGAAGTGCGTCTGGAAATCGTTTCCGACGGTCTCAGCGATGTTATTCACCATTTCGTCGCCGTCGTCAGCCAGGACACCGTCTCCTTCATAATACGTCAAGCTGATTTGTGAATACTCCGCGATCTCTCCGAATTCCTCCGGCGAGATGACATACGGACCGTCCTGATTGATCGGGATTTTGTCTTCCGAACCGGATTCTGCATGATGCGACCAATAGCCGAGATCAAACACTTTTTCGTCGTAATCCGAGATATGATGAAAGATCTCTTCCTTCGTCATCGGCGGTTCCGGCTTTTCACAAATATCAGCAGGCTTTCGATTGCTGTAGTATTCGCGGATCTCCTCGATCTCTGCCTGCGCCTGGTTTGCAAATTTGTCTTTGACAAAAATATAAGTTACGACAGAGCCGAGCGTGCCGCCGAGCAGAAACCCGATCAGAACGCCTGTGCTATTCTTCATTCTCATCGTCCTCCTTTTTGATCGTCATAACCGTAACGGCAAGACCACCGAACAGCATAGAAACGCTCAGAAGAACCCCGCCGACGATATGACGTTTTCGCTCGGAATCCAGCACGAGATCGATGTTGTACAGAATATTTTCAAGTAATTCCACACTACATCCTCCCGCCGTTCAGAACCGCAAGTCCGCCGAAAAAGCAGATTCCGGACATTGCCGCAAACACACAGGACAGAAAACTCTTCATCTTGCTTCCTCCTTCCCGTTCGTCAAATAGGTCTTGATCAGGTATTGCGCGATGAAAGCCAAAATATAAACAATGACCGGAGAGAGCAGGATCAGCGCCGTAATGGCGCCGTCCCGCAATGCTTCCTGAAACACTGTCATTTTCTTGCCCTCCACAATGCCCGGTGGTTTTCCTTTGCCAGAATCTCCGCGACATCAACGATTTTTCCGTCCACGTTGAAGTCCAGCAGAATGGACCGTTCGTAGCCGTTTACAAAATCGCGATTCTTCATGCGATTGACATTGTAGATGCCGAAATCGACGTAGTTGTCACCGGCGTGATTCGGATCGTCCGGACGGTAGACCCATCCCACGATCTGGCCGGCTTCTGTCATCGGAATATCCAGCATCTCATAGACCTCGTTCAGGAACAGGTAGCCTCTTGCCCGTAGCTTGTCGTTTGCAGTCGCCTGCTGGCAGCGCAGGAACATCAGATTCGCTTCTGGGTCCTTAGTCCAGTTGCGGCATGCCTCGTCAAAGAACCGCGCATACTGCGATTCGGTGTCTGGATAAGAAATATCAACGGTCTTTTCTACCGTCTTTTCGTTTCCGTTTTCGTCCGTCACCGTCTCGGTGAACTTCTTTGCCTGAATGTTGTAACGAAGCTCCTTGTCAACTTCCTGTCCGAATCGTTCCACCACGCGAGCACGGTATTCCTTGAAGCCTTTGTTGACCGCCGCATAAGCTGCAGCAAGCGTCACATTGCGCTTTCTGAGAATATGATTCGACGCGAGGATGCTTGTGATGGATACGGCGCCGAGAATGACCGAGGGCGCGTAGAGCTTTGCAAACTTGAAGCCTGTCCGAATATAAACGATCGCCAGATCCTTTCGGCAATCTTCGGGGGTATACTTTTCAGCAAGCGCTTCGTCTTCCTGTACCTTATGGATGGTGTCAAGGTTTTCCTGGGTCTCGGCAAGAATATCACCGGCCTTGGTCGTCGCCTTGCAGGCCATAACGGCTGCCGCGACAACACCGACGATACCGGTAATTACAAGGATTTCAGGGCTGTGCTCCTTGACTTTCAGTTTTGTAACGGCGAAAGTTTTGACGGCAGAATCGCCGACCGCTTTCATAAGTTCTTTCACTTTCATATGTAGTTCTCCTTTACTCATTTTTCAGATGATCAATCAGATGCTGCGTATACCACAGAATTTTTTCCAGATCCTGGATACCGTTCTTTTTCTTCCAACGGCAGGCGTATTTGATGATGTTGCCGGTGTCAGTCGCCTCAATTCCGTTCAGACCGTCCGTAAACGCTTTTATCACGTCGATGACTTCAAGGCCGTTCTCAGACTGATAGTGCGCGGGATGCGAGACATTCCGGTCTTTGGATTCATACAGGGCCATTTATTGTTCCTCCAAAATATAATCGTAATAGTCCGATTCGCTGGCAAACAGCATGTATCGGCCGTTCACAAGGCCCATGTAGCCCTGCTTCGTGTAATAGCCTTTCATTTAGGCCTCCTTAGTTGTTGTCGATCGGCATCCGTTTCGGCATCTCAATTTCCCAACCATCCCGACGCGGAATAATTTTGGCGGTTTTCACGCTGGTCCAACCGTACTTATTATCCGTGTAATTGTGCTCCAGGTCAGCCAGATCGCACATATCGGCGACACTTGCAAAACCGTATACGTCGATGATCTGCTCCAGACCTGAGATAATCGATTCGGCTTCCGCTCTGGAATCCACGACAATATTGACGTCCGTCAACTTTGGCGCAATCCCTCTGCTGCGGTCGTCGCGATCCCGGTTCTCGTAATAGCTGCGATAGGACACTCTCGATGCGCTGTCCTTCTTGGTGTCACTTCGCGCTTCTCCGTATAGCAGCACATCCACGATGCTGGTGATGCCCTTCTTGATCAGCGGTACGATGACATCGAGCAAAATATAGCTACGAACGCTTTCCACGTCCTCTGGGATGAAAATATCAGCAAGCTTACGCAGTTCGGATTTCTTCTTGGTCCTTGCACCGGTCACAACAGGCTTTTCCACTTTTTTCGTCAGCGTTTCTTTGGATTTATGAGAATTGGACTGGTATTCTTCCATATCAGATCTCCTTTCGAAAAAATAAAAGGGAAGATGCCTTGTTCAGGCTTCCTCCCTGTTGGATGTATCCACGACTTCTAATCGTCGTCGATCTCTTCGAATTCTTCTTCCTCGTCAACCGACTCAGCGGCTTTCTTGGCGGCCTTCTTCGCCTTCCGGTCCTGTACCTTCTTCTTGGCCCAGGCGTAACCTTTCTTGCAGAGCGGTACGATGGCTTTGTCAACAAGCGTCGTAATAACGACACCGGCGGCAAGGCCGATCATAGCTGCTCCAAGGTGGTTACCCTCCGGGTCATGAGCGGCCACGACAGGCAGGTCTTCAGCAACCTCGTTAACATCTTCGTTGTTCATGATTTCGGTAGTTTCCTCCATTGTATTTTTCTCCTTTCGATTTCAAAATTATGGATCTCTCCATAATAACGTCTGTTTTTTTCGCGAACCTAGCGCATGAAATCGTATACAGGGGGTTTGAGATAGTCCAATACAATGCAGGGAATATCACCCTCAGCCAGCTGCGCGCCGAGTCGAAGCTCTACAAGCCCTTCCCGGTTGACGTTCCAGCCGAGTTCTTCGCCGATTCTGATTGGCGGAAGTCCCAGCTCCTCATAGAAATCGTTCAGCGAGATATACATCTCGTCCAGCATTCTGCGGCTGACGTCGTTCGCGGCCCTTCTGAGCTTTTCTACATCGGTCTTGAAATATCTTCCGGACCAATGATCGTAGCAAAGTGTGTCACCTGCTCGGGTAATATAAACTTCTCTGGATGAAACTGGGTTGGCTTTCAGCCGATCTTGATCGACCGCATCCCGGATCTCGTGCTCTTTTTTCTCGCCGATCGTCTCGATGACCTTCGCCTGATACTCCTTGAGCGCGTTTTCAGACAGAGTATAGGCCGCCGCCAGTGCAGCATTTCTTCTCGCATTTGCAGAATGCGCAAACACCAGACAGGCAACAGAGCCAATGCCGGTCAGCGCCGCCGGAATATAAACTTTCCAAGCCGCCTTAACCTTGTCTGCAGGCGTTAGCACCTGTACCTCGTCGTCCTCGCTTGCTGCTTCTGCTTTTTCCTTTGCTGCCTCGTCGATCAGCTGCATTGCCTTCGGGGTCGCACGGACAGCCAGAATGACCGTCGTGATCATTCCGCCGATGCCAGTGATCAGCAGGATTTCTGGCGACCGCTTTTTCAATCCGGCTGTGATCCCCTTCCAAATGTTTTTCTTTGACATGGTGTTCTCCTTTCAAGAATATAAACAATCATCTACAAGGTAGTAGAGGTCGATTGCCACCTCGTACAGCGTTTCAAACAGTTCCTTGGTTTCTTTGCTTCGGGCAGTTTTTTGATAGTGCGTTGTTTCGAGAATAAAAGTCCACAAAATATCATCTGCGGCGTCAAACGGACAGTCCATGATTTGCTCGATGATCTCCTCCACGGCAAATTTTGCTCTGGAATAGAACTCGAATTCGTCTTTTGACTGATACAGATCCGGCTCCGGCAGATCGTGCAGATAGTTGATCAGTCTTTGCAGAATTTCGTCTTGCATCACGTCATCTCCAAAAAGAAAAGAAGAGTCCCTGTTCAGGACTCCTCCTCTTCTTCGGCTTGTTCGGCAAGCTTCTGGTTGACTTTCTCTTCAATTTTTTCGTCCAGCTTTTTGTCCTCGACGACATTTGTCAGAAGCGTCAGAATCGCTCCGGCAATCGTCAGGCCAATGCTGACAATTTTCAGCGGAATACCAAACATTATCTTACCTCCTTCCGTAACAGCAGCTGTGAAATTCGCGTTCAACTGCCAAGCGGGATCGGATCAAACACAAAGTCGATGACGCAGTATTCGAATCCGTCGTCCAGTGTGATAATGGAATGGTCGAAGTCGACCCAATAGATCTCCTGCTCACCCACATCCCAGCCGATCTGATCGCCGCCGGGGATCGGGCTGAGTCCCAAAAACTCATAGAATCGGTTGATGCACTCGCATCCGCCGCCGACGTTCATACAGCGGTTGAGATGGTATTCCGCCTGGATCACCTTTTCAATCGTGGAGTCGAATGCTCGTCCGGAGAAGGAATCGTAAAACCGTCTGACAACTTCGTCGTCCTGTCCGAAATCCAGCGTGCTGTCCACGAATCCCTGCGCAGTGATCGTCTGGTTTTCTGCGTCTTCCTTCACGATCTCGCCGACGATCTCCTTGTGTGCCTGCTCTCCGTAAATATCCTTGACCTTGCTCTGATAACGCCTGTACGATTGATCGAGCATTGCATAAGCGCTCGTGATCGTCGCCTGTGTCTTCTTGCTGAGCGCAGTTGCGCTGAACATGCAGAACAGTGTCAAAGCGCCGGCAGCGATCGCCGGAATATAAACAGGCGCTGCCACCTTCACGAGCTCCGTCTTGCTTAGCTTCTCTCCTTTTTGTTTCACGGCTTCCTCCAACAGTTCCTTGGCTTTCGGTGCGGCCTTGGCTGAGAGTACCGCAGTTCCGACAAGCCCGATCGCGCTGATGCAGATCAGGATCGTCGGTGAGCTTCGCTTCAGCCATCCTACGGGTCTTTTTGTTTTCATGCGCTTTTCTCCTTTCGAAAATATAAAAAGTAAGAGAACTTGAGAGGGACTCGAACCCTCGACCTCCGAACAAAGTCCGGCGCTCTCCCAACTGAGCTATCACGTTCTCCATAATGTGCCTTGTAAATTTCGCGAAGCTGAAAATATAAAAAGAAAGAGCCCATGAAGGGCTCAATCCTTGCTGGTGTCTTGCTCGCTTTTCTTCAAATACTTTGCTACTCGATTCACACCATAAGCAATCAGCGCAATACCAAGGCCGTAAACTGCTCCGTCAATCATTCCATGGCGATACATCTCGCCGCCGAAATGAGTAATCGAATCGAAGTATCCGGTCTTGCTCAAAATCTCGATTTCACTTCGGTGTGCGTCGGTTGTAACACGCAAGCATTTTGGTAAATCTTTGAACATATAATACACCTCCATAATACCGTCTGTAAAATACGCGAAGAAAAAGAAAGAGCCCATGAAGGGCTCAGTCCTGTAAACCGAGAAGCTTATTTCTGAGCTTTGCGTAGTCTTCTTCAGAAATATCAGCTTCCACGTTGAAGGCCAGATGCGCACCTCCGTCAATTTTCAGTTCGATGTTGCCGGGAAAACGTATTGCTGCGTCAATCCCGAGCTTGCTCCGAATGAATTGCTTGATCAGAAATGCGAGCAGCCCTTTCGTTGCTTTTGTTCTGATGATCATTTCGTCCATACTCCTTAATCTCCTTTCGGTTTCTCATAATGGGGTATGTAAAATGAGCGCAAAAGAAAGAGCCCATGACAGGCTCCTTCTTAACCGGGAATTAGCTGCGATAGATAAAGGTTACGCTTTCAACTAAACCACTCTGATCCACAACGGTGATCTGTTCCATAATCGCGTTCTCCTTTCGTCTAATTATAGTTTTCTTCCATAATAAGACTTGTAAATTTCGCGAAGCTGAAACAGAAAAAGAAAGAGCCCATGTAGGGCTCAATCTCCGATACATTCAATACTCAGTTCGTATATCAGATGTCCATACTTCTTTTTGTTGAGAGACTCATAGACCTGTGAAATGTCACGTAAACAACCGGCTTCATAGTCGTGAATCAGTTTTTCGATAAAAATCCTTTTTCCGACAAGACATCCAGCGCACAGCGATGCGACACTTATAGCACCAATCCCAACTACGATCAGAATCTTTTTGGATCGTTTCAAAATATACTCACCTCCATAATACTGTCTGTAAAATATGCGAAGAAAAAGAAAGAGCCCATGAAGGGCTCAATCAAAGTTTACAGGTTCAAATTCAATGTGCATGGTCAAATCTTTACAAAATCTGTTCACTGCGATAATATCACCAATCTCGTCCGTATGGAGTTCTGTCATAAGAGTAAAATGCTCTCGATTGATTTGCTCCAGGATCGGTTCCTCACATGAACAAATATACTTGTTATATTCCATAGAGTCTTCAGAATAAGGATCTTCTGTAGGTTCTTTTCCGGAATACTCCGAGTTCCATTTGTCAAAGTGGGGGTTCAATCTGTCGCAAGCAATTTTTCTGAGCTTCATATACTCCTTTTCCATAATCTCTTCGACGAGTTTTGGCGCTTTCTTGCTGAAAACATAGATAATTTTATAATAAATTTTCTCAGTGCTCATTTTTTTTTCACCTCCATAATACTGTCTGTAAAATATGCGGACTAAATATCACGCCTGTCAAATACAGTCTCCCAACGTTCTCTCTTCAATGGTTTCATCTTGAGCGCCCACATGGCCTGACGGATGGTCACGGTAGGATATAAACTGTCTTCAGCCGTTCCTGCCCGTTCTTCAAAGTATTTCCGGAAATTCGGATGCAAATATAAACGGTCTGTCAACCACGGATCAATCTCGCTCCACCAGGTCGTCTTGCTGAGCGGATCAAATCTTTGCTGAATTACGGCGAGACCTTTTTCTCTTTCCTTGTAGAGCGTACATCTGCTGTAGACCGGATGATTGCAAATATAAACTTCTCCGTATGCCGAAACGTAAACCTCCGGCTTTTCAAAGTGGTATCTCATAGCAAAATATAAAAAGAAGAGCCCGTGTGGGCCCTTCTTTTGGGGTTGAGTTAATTATGAAGTTCAATCATCGTCTTCTTCGTCGTCTTCATCGTCGAACCAGTCTTCTTTCCTGGGGTACAGGCTGTCATAGTCCTCTTCATCTTCAGCCCCGTACAGTTCCAATAGGACGGAATGTCCGCATGATTCACACACCAGGATGCTCTCATTATCATCCTCAAAAATCATCTTCTTTCCGCATTGGCTGCATTTGTACCCGCCTCCAAACATGGCTTCGATCAATTTGTCGTTGAAAAAACTCATAATCAATATCTCCTTTCAATGTTTCGATTCGTGCTCTATACGAAGTATATTGCACTTCATCGTTGTTGTAAAGAGATAAAAGCTTTTACTCTTTCATAATAGTGCTTGTAAATTTGGCGAAAAAAAAGAAGAGAACATGCGATTTGCACGCTCTCTTCTTGCAGGCTCCTATCTTCCGAGCTTTCTGAATGCCAGGTCAATAATTTTACCGAAGAATTTCGAGGACACGACACCCTTCTCTTCAAACTTGAATCCCGCCATGCACAGAAGAACAAACATGACCGAGCCTCCTACGATCTTGACCACGTCCACAGCCAGCCGAATCAGGTTGAACAGCCGTTCGTTCTTATTCCGATCACGCTGAGCAATGGCTTCCTCCTCCCGAAGACGCAGATCTTCATCTGTTCTTCCGCTGTCGTAAAGCCGCTTCTCGCGCTTTTCGTCATAATCCCATTCAGCCTTCGTATGTTCGACACGCTCATGGTACAGGCCCTTCAGCAGACCCGAGACCTTGATGTATTCCTCCGAACCAACCGGCAGAGTTTTCAGTTTGTCTTCAATCCGGATAATCTCGTCATCGAGCTTCTTTACCAAATTTTCGTCCATAACCTTTCTCCTTTCGTTTTTTAGGTTCCATAAGAGCAGCTGTTAATTCCGCGGAATATAAACGTCCTTTGCTACACGCATCAGCACATAGTGATCTGCAATCAACTCGCTTTCCTTGCCTTCGTTGACTTCAAGGTAAAGAAGCGGATTGCCCGGATTCGACGATTCCACACGAAGCGTGCCGATGATACGTCCAACCAGCCAATAAGCAACCGCCAGTATGCCTCCGATAGCGCCAAATATAACACCGACTGTGAACAGAAGAACCTGGACCATATGAAGAAACCTCCTTCAAAACATTTTCAGATTTTTCAACCCGGGGAATTTTCCGATATAAAATTATCGTATTTCTTCGTGGACTACGTACGAAAATATCAGCAGATGGTCCCGCGTGCAGGACTCGAACCTGTCATCAACCGATTATAGATCGGACGCACTGACCTTTGTGCTAACGCGGGATGCTCTGCCGAAACAAAAAAAAAGAGGCCCCTCGAATTTGAGGAGCCTCTTTGAAATATGCTTACCGCCGTTCTCTGCTCAACAGCCAGAAGAACCGCCGGTACAAATCATAATAAGTGTCCTTGCAGCAAGGCACTTGGGATCTTGCATTGAGAATGTCATAGGAAATACCCTCTGTAACGCCTTTGAGAATATAAACACCGATCACAGGATCTGTGTCCATTGCAGCCTTTTCCAGCATCTCGATGCGGGTTGTATAAAACAGACGAGCATCTGCTGCAGTTGCGGTTGGATCGCTGACATTTCCAGTCTGAGAGTGCAATGCAATCTCAAGCTTGTGATCGGTCATTCCGTCGATGGCTGCTCTGGCCTTTTTCCAGATCGGATACTGCAGGCAGAAGTGTTTCAGCTCGTAATACCGATGACGGTTAATCCAGTAGGGATTGTTTTTCGTAGGTTCCGGTCTTTCGTGACTCATAATAATCTCCTTTCGTGCATATCATGTCGCTGTCAAAAATAGAAAAGGAACAGCATGAGTTGGCCATCCCTCCATACTATCGGCTGTAAAATTCGCGCGAAACAGCATTCAGTACGTCTGCCCTCTTCGTTTTCTATTCTAGATTAGAAATTGTCCTAAGTCATGTCAAAGTCGCGCAAAAAAAAAAAGAAGAGCCCTTGTCAGGACTCCTCCTTATGGATTTCAAGTGCCGAGATGAGAGCTTTTCTAAACTTCCTTTCCAGATTTGTCTTACCATCGGTTGCAATATCTACTGCACCGGCAATCACGTCAACCGTCGCTACGCCAAAATACAGTACAAGAGTTCCGGCTTTTGCAACAATCTTTTCCAAAGTCTTCATAGTAATTCTCCTTTCGGTTTTTTGTTTCCACTAAAGGAATTGTAAAAATCGCGGAGAAAAAATAAAAGACTATGGCGAATGCGCGAGTTCGTTTCTCCATCTTCTGATAGTTGACTCACTCGGAAAGTCTTCAAACCGAAGATCTTCAGAAGAATATAAATCGGTTGCAAAGCCTTGCACGATGTCTGCATGATAGTGCTTGTACGGAATTACACATGCCGGCAGCGCACGATGCTCCTTTCGACAGTTCATGCATCGCATCCCGGAAATATAAACGTACGTAGCCTTTCCATACTCGGACTTAACTCTACGTTTAACTGTTCTGTAAAAATATAAACGTCCGCCACAGTTCGGACAATCTGTTGCATCATCGCTAACCATATCGCAAACATACCTCTCGCATATGATTACCGATCATACAACAAGCCACAAGAATTATCAATTGTAAAGTGGGTAAGCGACCGCTTGAATATTTTTCCTAGCGACCAATGATAACGAACTGCTAACAAACTTCCTATTTTCTTGTATCCATTGTCCCGCAAGGCATCGGCCAATCGAACTCCGAAAAATCAAGCATTCATGCGGGATAGAACAACACAAACCAACACGAATTGACACAAACCGAAACGTTATTGGCTGTAATGGGGTTCAAGAGGCCGCTGGTTCGAATCCAGTCACTCGGACCATAAAAACCGCTGGTTTTACTACAAAACTGGCGGTTTTTTCAACTTTTCGAGTCAATTTCAGTAAGCGTTGACCCCAACTGATAACAAAAATGCTAACAACTAAAAAGCCACTAACGAACATCGCTGAGAAGCTCATCCAACTTTTCGGCGGTGTCTTTTTTGCCCTCGAACGACAAGTGCGTGTAAATATCAAGCGTCGTAGAAGCCTTTTCGTGGCCGAGAAACTCCTGAACCTGCTTGACGGACTGCCCCTGATTGATTAACAAGCTGCCGGCGGTGTGTCGTAAATCGTGAAAACGGATCAGCGGAAGCCCATTGGCCTCCAGAACGCTCCGGAATCGTCTGCTGATGTAATCCGGCGTATAAGCTCTTCCATCCGGCCACTGACAGACATGATCACTCCCGACATGCGCACTGCCGAAAAATACTCGGTTTTCTTCAATCTTGTTCTTCCACCCAAGCAAATATGTTTTCAAGCCCCTTGGCAGATACAGGTCCCGCTTGCTGGCCCGGCTCTTGGTCTTTTCCAGTTCAGAAATCGTGCTGAACCGAACAACCGTATTCCGAATTCGGACGACATTGTTTTCAAAGTCAATGTCCTGCCAGCGAAGGCCCGCTACTTCCGAGCGCCGCAGCCCCAAATACAGGCCAAGATAAACTGCCGGCTCGATTGCATCGCCCTCAATGGCTTTCAGAAGCTTCTTGGCGTCCTCAGGCTCATAAGCCGACCCGTGAAATTCCGTCTCTGCTTTGGAAATCGTAACATTCGCACATGGATTATAGCTTGCCTCCTGCAAAGCAATTGCCTCCTTGAACACACCGTTCAGCACTACAAGATGCTTGTTGATGCTGTTTGGAGACAGGCCTTCCTTTTCCTTCTGATCGACATAGCGCTGAATCATCCTCGGCGTAACCTCATCCAGCTTCAGCTTTCTGAGCTCAAAGTAAGGTTTGATGTGTTTGTCATAGTAGCACCGATAGGCTTCGTACGTATCAATCCGTACACGGCGCTGCTTCCGTTGCAGCCATTCTTCTATGCAAAATATAAATAGTTTTGTTGAGGCCGGGGCTTTCCCGGTGCTAAGCTCTTCGATCCACTTTGCCAGAAGCTTATCTGCCTGGATCTTGTTTTGTCGGGCTTCCCGCTGGGTTTTGGCTTCCACACGAATGCCGGTAGATTTCATTTTTTGTTTTGGAATACCGTTTAAATCCGGCACTCTTACCATCATAGTATAAATACCATTTCGATTCTGTAAGCTACCTGTTACCTTCATACTAACCTCCTTCCAAGGTACGGTGCTTACCCACTTCCATACTATTATAGCACTTCTGAGAAATATAATCAAGCAGGACGTGTTTTGGCACGCGGATCGCGTTCCCAATTTTTACACTTGGAATCTCGCCGGAATTCACGAGCCGGTACGCTTTCGTCCGGCCGATGCCGAGGGCGCCGCAAATATCAGCAACGGACAACACATCCGGAAAAGTCTCAAACATGGTTACCTCCTCTGAAATATAAAAACCCTCCCCAGATTGCTCCGAGGAGGGTTTGATCGTCAGTTGTCCAAAAAAATCTTTCAGCAGTCAGTGAATCACTGCGCCAGATCTGCAGGAACCCAGGTCTTCACGACACCGGAGGAGTTCTTTCCAACGAAAGTGCAATAAGCAAGGCCGAGAGAGGCACTGATCGTGATTTTGCCGGAAGATGTCCCCTGCGTACCGTTCAGGACATGATAGTTCTGAATCTGGCTGTTGTTGGTCGCCGAGTTGTTGGTCAGCTGCACATACTGTACGCCATCTTCAAACGTGCACCAACGACAGTAAGCAGAGGTCTCAGAATTACCAGCGCTATTGCCGAAGGTGTTGGAGAAGCACTCGTCGCCGAAGGTGTTGGAGTTGCACTCGTTGCCGAAGGTGTTGGAGAAGCACCTATTGCCGAAGGTGTTGAAGTAGAACCCGTTGCCGAAGGTGTTGGAGAAGCACTCGTCGCCGAAGGTGTTGGAGTTGCACTCGTCGCCGAAGGTGTTGGAGTTGCACTCGTCGCCGAAGGTGTTGGAGTTGCACTCGTCGCCGAAGGTGTTGGAGAAGCACCCGTTGCCGAAGGTGTTGGAGTTGCACCCGTTGCCGAAGGTGTTGAAGTAGCACCCGTTGCCGAAGGTGTTGGAGAAGCACTCGTCGCCGAAGGTGTTGGAGAACGGAGCGTTGACTTCGTCGCCCTCGATATCCATAATAAACACGTTATCAGGGAGGACGTAATAATCGACTGGCCTAGAAAACATACCGACACTGGTAAACATATTGCTTCCGATTTTGTTCTCGTGCGTCAAAATCATGCCGTGCTGGAACACACTCCAGTCGCTGACTACAGCAACTGGCATAACATCGCTTCTTTCATCCGGCGAAGCCTTGCTGCCATCATCTTCGGAACCCTCGTCATCCTGCGTCTCGTAGCTGACATAGGAAAAAGTGTATGCCCAAACATAGTCGTCGGGATCATAAACAATGCCTTTACCGCCACTGCTGGGCGTACCGCACGCTGAAGACACCCATTTACCGACCATATCCGGGTTGGCACTGAATTCAGTGATCTTATACCGCTTGAACTGGATCTGCTTGAAGTCATAGGGGCATTCGTTGTCATGCTCGTCCTTCAGCCAATAGACAACGCCCTTGCCATTCTCAGGGTCCGCCCAGGAAAAGCGGCTCCGGTCATTATCAAGCGTATACTTCAGCTCCCAGGCCGCCAGATACGCGACAGAACCCTCCGCGGTGTAATAAGTGTCGCCATCCCGCAGGCAGGCTCTGGCATTCTCGTTGAGGGTATGCTCATTGTCAGCAATTACAATGATGTCATAAGGATGAGAAACGGCGCGGACTTCGGCGGTAGTTTCCCCACTATCCCCAAGCTTCGCCTTCAGACTGGGTTTAATAGACTTTGTGCTATTCTCACCAGGATCGGGTTCGCTCGGTTCAGCAATAAGCTCACCGCCATCATCTCCGCTACCATCATCCGTATCAGACAGACGCACTGTGCATTCATAGTCCGTGATCCGGTACATCATACCAGGCGTCAGCTTCCCGGCATCCCGCAATCCCACCAGATCTGCATAAGTGATCGGTGTAGCCAGTGTTGCAACACCACTGGGGCCGGGACCGCCCTCGGATACACACTCCTTCAGCGCTTCCAGCACCTCAGCGATTCTCTTGCCTTCCACCTCAGAAGGATCTTCTGCGCCGCCCATGGCGACCACGAGCTCTTTGAGAACTTCGGAAATTTTTTTGTCCTTTCGGGCATCCATGCTCAAAAGACTCATATTTGTTTACCTCTCTTTCTCAGTGTAAATATCATTGAAAAACGGTTGTAACCCTTTGACGAGGAGAAAAAAGCACAAAACCAGCGTCAAATGTCTAACTGAGCCGCCGCAGTTTTTAAGGGAGGAGGTATTTGGGAGCTGCCAACGGAAGAAAACGGAGGTGATTATGGTCTTATGCTCCCGGGAAAAAGCAATCCGATGAGGCCCAATTCACCGAATCACTCGCAGGCAGAATATAAATTACAGCCACTTGGCTGCAAAGGCCTTCAGGAACACGATCAGCTCCTGAACCGCATCGGCAGGAAGTCCATTTTGATTTTCCGCCGGCTTGGTGTAATCCACCCAGGGCAGCTGCCCGTGCTTGGTCCAGGTCCGGGTGTCATAACCATTTTTGACGCCGATGTTGCCAACTGCAGTGATCTGCACCTTGTTTTTCCACTTGGGGGTACATTCCACCGCCAGTCCATCACCGACATAGATGCCAATGTGTCCGTCCATCCAGACTGCTTCACCGATCTCGATCCGCGAGAAGTCTGTCGAGACGTTCTTACAAACCGAGATCATGCCGTTTGCACTGTAGTCGGGTACACCATTGCTGGCATATTTCGCGCCGCCGTAGTAGCCGCCGAGCTCGCCCTTCCAACCCCAGAGAATGCCCTTGATGAGACACACGCAGTCGAAGCCGAAGGTGTCGGAGGAGGCAGCCTGGATCATTGCGGTACGGGCAGACTGCTTGTTGTACTTATGGTTCTGGGTGTAGCGCTGCTTATTTGCAGCCGTCATCGGCGCGCCGAAGCAGCCCATCACATACAGAGTCTTGTAGTTTTTCGCGATGTCGATCGCCTTTTCGGCGAGCTGCAGGCCAGTCATCACATAGTTACTCATTGCTCTTCTCCTCGTCTACAGGCCAGCCATCCGAAATCGCGTTGACGCCTCTGTCGTCCTCCACCTCGGGAAGGCCTGTCATGATACTGGTGAGAATGGAGATGAATGCGGACAGAAGCCCGGTGCCAAGCCAGGCCAGAACTACGTAGAGCATCGACACATCGAGATTCCGCAGCATCACAGGCGTAATGGCGAAACCGGCAGGAAGCGTGCCCACAAGCGTCTGGCACAGTGTCTTCAGCGCACGGATCAGCGCCGCTCTCCAAAACTGTTTGCTCTTCAGCATGAAAATATCAGCTCCTTTTTTATTTCAGATCGGGTTTATGCGCACGTTGATTTAAATGCTCGTCCAAAAGAGAAAGGGCTTCCTTGCACGGCCCGTTGCAGCCCGACTCGATAAGCCCTTGCAAAGCTCCACGCAGGCCCTTGCAAATAATCAGCTGCTCGGCCTGCATTTCTTCGATGATTTTCGATTGTTTGTTGTCGCGTACAAATGTGCGATACACGGCGGTCACGACGCCAAATATCACGCCGAGTGCAGTCAGCACCGCCGCCGCTTTGATGATCATATCCCAGGTAATCAGCAATTTCGTTCACCGCCTTAAGAATTCAGAGAAAGAAACTGCGTACCGGTGGATCGAATGACTGCTGTACCGCTCTGAAGAGTCTGCACAACGCCGATATATCCGTTTTTTGCGAGCACGTAATCGCCGACAGAAGGTGTCTGTGGCGGGATAAATGCACCGGAAGGCCACGCCGCAAACTGGTTTCCAGAGGTAGCGAGATTATCATTCAGCAGAATCACTCTGGTCTGAATTTTGTCGTCGACATATCCTTTGGGTGTCGGGTTTCTTGTGGTTTCGGGGTCCGGAACATTGATCGGCGTCGTGATCGTGATGCCGGAGGACGCAATTTCCTCGCTTTGATACACGCGATTCCCGTCAATATAAGTCTCACGGGTCAGAATATTGTCGTCTGAGAAGCTGTTGATCAGGCAATACTTGACACCGCTGGATACGAAAATATCAGCATTGTAGAGAACCGAGCCGTCATTGAGATAGTACAGGCCCTCGGACAGCGTCAGAAGATACTCTGTCGGAGACGTTGCGTCTTCATCAGCTTCGTATTCACTGGTGACATCTGCACGAATGACCCGTTTTGCAGCAGTGTCCACGTATCGCTTGTTGACAACCTGCTTCGGCAGCTCCGGATCAGCCACAAAAATCGGCGTACGCTGATAACTGATGCCGGATTCGCTGTGAATGCATTCCGAGATCATGGTATACATCAACTCACCGGCAGGACGAATCCAATAGCTTTCATCATAGGTCCCTTCGACACGGAACTCCTCGATTTTGCAGAAGGACAGTGCCCCATCTCCGAGAGACTCGATATGGCAATAGTAATACGTATAGGTCTGATCGTTCAGGTAGTAATCGCCGGCTCCCCGCGACTGAAGAAAATCATACGGGTCTTCATTGCCGGATTCAATGAACTCATCTGTCAGGTCATAATATGTGGTTGCACCACGCATCACCTTTCGGCGACTCGGATCGGAATACATGCCAATCAGACCAAGACCGCGAACCCGGATGGAAGTCAGGCCGATAAAGCCAATAACCTCTGCGACATTACCGCTGGAACCGAGCAGCAGATCTCCAATTGCGATCAGCGTATCTCTGGCGGGATAGAAACCGTAAGCAGTTCTGGGATAAAGGCTCGTGCCACACGGGATCGTCTTGATGACCCCTTTTTCGGGAAGCGTCGGAATTCCGTCCCGCTGCGAATTGCTTGCATCACCTTCAGCAAAGTAATACACGTTGTTCACGTTCTTCGAGCCGGAGCCGCCGCCAGAGCCAGCAATGGTTCCAAGTCCGTACACCCGTACGATCGCGTAGCTTGGACCGCCTCCGCCGCTTGGAATGGCAGTGATCATTGCAACTTTGCCATTTGAACCGAACAGAAGATCTCCAATGACAAACGTCCGATTGACTTCCGGATAAAATCCGAGATCTGTGCTCGGTTTATGACCGGTCGCAACCGGAATATAAGAATATTGGCCCTTGCCGGGAAGAATTCGGTTGGTTGCATAATCGCCGGTGCCGCCTTCCCAGTCCTCATCTTCATCATAGAAAAAGGTATCGAACACCTTGCGGTTGGTGACTATACTGATGATCTGGTCTGGAATTGATTCGTTTTCGAGGTATTCGTAGATGATGTTGTCGATCTGTCCCTGCGCCTCACTCAGCAGCGGAGGACAGGTTACAAACGGAGTTCCGCCCTCAACGCCGACGAGATTCACGACATTTTCACTTGCAAATGAGGACGGATAGGCAGGAATATCAATCCTCGCCAGCGCGTATGTATGCAGTGTGTCCGTGTTGTATTCCTCAGAGCTGAGATCCGGGACGACCGGGTCTTCTGCAGCCGGGGTGCCTTTGATCACTTTCAAAGCAGCCTCCCGATCGAGTCCATTTTGAATTTCGTCAAGGCTTGTACTGAACTGGATAACAACAAGGTCTTTTCTGGGATTCGTGCTGGACGGTTCGACCGTCAGATTCTCTTCTGCGTCATTTAAAATCCAGATGTGATTGAACCATGCACGGCCAGTTTTCACGTTTACGCTGCTGCCCGCACCCTTTTCAACATGGAACTGTTCGCCGTAATGGAACACAACACCGTCGTTCAGGATGCCGTCAAAAATGCTGGAAAGATCAACGGCATTATACACTTTGTCCTTGTTTTTCGATCTGTAAAAACCGGATTTAATCGCCACGATGATTTCCCCCTTTCACAAAATTAAATAAGCGAGAATGTTGGATACAACACCTCGCCGTTTTCATCATGAGAATGAATCATTTCCGTGATTCTTGCCCGTGCAGTTAATCCATATTCATTCGCGATCTGCACGATATCGCCAAGCGAGAAATCCTGATCGTAGACATACTGCGAAGTTTCCGACATCTGGCCTTCAAACGTCGCATAAACCGTGTTCTCGTCCAGAGTCAAAGCGCCCTGCTGTCGGAGCAGCGCCGCATACTCGTTGTCGTTCAACCTGGTTTTCACAAACTCCCAATGGGAAACATTCCACTCTTCTGCGGTTGTAATTGCGGTTTTGCACCGGTAAACTGGTTCGTCCAGAATACAATATGCACCCTGACTGTAGCTTTTCGAGCCTTTGTATATGGTGAGCTCGATCTTTGACCAGTGAGAGGATGTCCATTCTTCCGCCGTATTGATCGCCTGCTTCGCACGATACAGGCCATCGTTGTACCAGCAGTATTGGTCTTTCTGGTATGTTGCGGTGCTGTCGTAATCCGCAGCGCTGATCGTGTTCCATTCCGAAGGCGTAAAATCTTTGCTGCCGCTTCCTGTGATCGCTTTATTGCTTTGATAGACCTGAAGATCGTATCGGCAATAGTCGCCGACTGCATAAGTCGAACGATTATTGTAAGTCGAGATACTGACCGGCTCTCCGTTGGCGTCAAGAATATCAATATTGCTTGTGATGCTTCTTGCGTCCACAAAGATCTCTCTTCGGTCGAGTCCCTTTGGGAGATCGGAAGAACTGCCGCCCGGTTTCACCTGAATAAACCGTCTTTTCTCCCCTTCTCGCTCTTCGCCGCCGATATAGGCCAAATTCTTGAAATCCTGTATGGACTGATGGTAATCGCTGCCGAGAAGATTGTCGAAATCGGTCGAAAATATAACGATCGAGTTTTTGTTCTGTCCGTAGGAGCGGTCTTTTCCTTCATACACACGGAATATATACCGCACATATGTTGTGTCGAATTCTATTTTGAACCCGAGACCGTACAGCTCGCACAGGGCTTTCACGATGTCGTACAGGTTTTCACCGTGGAAGACCATATCGTCCAGAAACTTAATCTTGATCTCAGTCGGCGGGTTACTTGTGACAAAATTTTCAATTTTTCTGACGGCGATTGGATTCAGATTCCCGTTGGCAATGTTCTGTTGCACCAGCAATCGAATATTGTTGGCAACACTATAGCTCCCATGCTCAGGATCGGGGTCATCTGCTTTCATAATTGTCTGGTTCCAGATGATCCGGCGATCCAGCATAGACTCAAGCGATCTTCCGGTGATGTAGAACAAATTCCCGTCGTCTACATCCGTCTTGATCTCGATGCCCTCAATCACCATGGTCTGATTTGACCCGGTCAGAGTGAGATAATTGCCGATGCTCAAAAGAGACAGATACGCAGAATCTGCCGGACAACAGAGCTCGAAGTCGCCGCATTCGCTGTAACGCTCTGTCCAGATCAGAGACTTGAAATTGTCGATAATTCCGATTGCAAGGAAATCAGGGCGATATACTTTCAGATCCATAATCAGAGCCCCTCATACAGCAGTTTAAATTCAAAGTTGATTGACATGTTTTCAAATCCGACCGGATTACCGCCGTTACTGATTAAATTGATCACAAACCGATTGTCGCCCTGCACGAGATGCACCCACGAGGAGCCTTCTGCCAGATTATTGTAAATGTTGTGTTTAACATTTTTTCTGGTCAGTTCTACGCGCTTGTTCCCTTTATAAGTTGATATAAAGACCTTATCCCCGGAAACAAAATACTCGTAAAGAGCAGATCCGGTGATGCTGTCATAAACGTCGGAGTTTGTTGACAATTTGAAGATTTCCCCGGTTGTGCGGTTCTCGATACAGATGGTACCGTTCACGGTTCCGGAAATATCGATGTGAATCACCATGCCGGTTTCGGCGTCGCCATCATATCGGACAATAAACTCATGACCTTCGTGAATATCCTCAAAGACGAATTCATCTTCTTCCTGCTCGAAATCTTCGGGGTCCGGATACGGAAAATGAAGACCGTACAAAGTGGTATCCAGCTTGGTGCTGCCGCCGGTTCCGTCAGATCGAAAGAACGGATCCGGACAGATAATGGAGATCGGGATTTCTTCAGACTTGGAAAAATAGTCCGGTTCGTTGGACTCCGTGTAGCCATCAATAGAGCATTCTCTTGTGTCGGTCTTGAAAGACAACGTAATTTTCTTTTTCAGTGGGAAGAATCGATAGAGCAGATGTCTGGATTCTTCCATCATGGCACGATAATTTGCCAGTTCCCATTTGCTGACAGCACGCGAATCTGAGTTAGGCTTCGCAATATCGGGAGGCCCGGCTGCAGCAACATGGCTGGTTTTGCATCGAAGCATCATGCCGTTGTATCGGTAGTATTCACCGGCAGCATAGGAAACTCCCGCTTCTCCGGTGTACTCTTTTGCCCCCATCGTTCCGGTTGGGATGAATGTAATCACAATATTCCGCTCGTCAATGCGCGCGGAATTAAAAACAGAGCCGTCCACGGTGGCCATCTTCATTGTGTTGACGTTGGCCTTGACCGGACCGACTCCTTCAATTCTTGAGATGGCAAACCCGGATTTCTCCGGGAATGCCAAATCAAATGTCATCACTTCGCCGCGGTTGTTTGTGACCGTGACTGTTTTAATCATCTTTTTCTCACCAGCCCTTTCATTATCGAGAGTTGATTTCTCGTCTGTCGATAGATTTCAATTCTCGACAGAGCTTTCGGGGAGTAGTTGTTTTGTACGAAGTTGATTGCAGTTCCGCGCTCTCCGGAAGATCCATTTTGAATTTCCGAGTCGTAGTCGCCGTTCATATAAGAACTGACGGACATGGCGGTTCTCCTGCTCATGTAGCTGTTCAGCCGGTTCATGCCGGAACGCACGTTGGTCAGATCAAGAACAGGCGTGATTCTGGGCTCCATATCGGATTCATCCTGGAAGTAATTGGATGCACGTCTGAGTGCTTCCGCAAAGCCCCTTGTATCGGGTTTTGCCGATCCGGAAGCAGCGCTGGCAGCAGAATTTACTAGGTCGCTCGCCGCCTGATTTGTTTTCGCTTTATTGTCGGAAAGTCCTTTCGCCAATGCTCCGGCAAGATAAGCGCCCGCGTTGTAGAATGCGTTATAGCTTTCCGTCGATTCCAACTGGCTTTTAGCGGCATTGACAAGGCTGCTCGCGCCTTGCTTCGCCTGGGATATGCTGTTCTGATTCTGAAGACCCGACTTGAGTGCCGATGCCAGTCTTTCGCCGGCAGATGTCATGCTGCTTTGCGCGCTGCTTGAGGAGGCGCCGTTTGCGACATTCTGCGCAAGATTCTTGCCGCAGTTGAAGAAGTTCTGGTATTCCCTGCCGATGGCCGATAACATCTTGTTGAGTATATTGGACACTTCAGCGACAGCTTGTCCGATCTTGGAGTGGAAGCCCTCAACGAATTTGTTTGCAAGGGTCCGTCCGGAAGCGAGCACCATTGACGTCTTCTGGTTGACGATCTCGATCATGGAGCTGATCAAATTCAGGATTGCTTCGTCGACTCTGAGTTTACCGTCGGTAAAAGCCGTAACGAGGCCTTCGATTCCGGTTGTGCCGAGGTTAACCAGGGCGGTGCCGAAATTTGATACGGCAGTCGGATCTACGCTGCTCATATCGGTCGCCATTTTGACAAGATCGTTAAGAGTCTGGACAACAGGCGAAAGCTCGCCGGCCTTGATTTGGGAGATGGTGTCGCAATAGATTTTGATCTTCGGAGCGAATTCCGCCATTGCATCTGCAAAATCAGTCAAACCGTCCGTCTCACCTTCATATTCCGGAAGATTGACGATCGTGTTGACAATACTGCTCAAAGCGTTGCCGGCAGCCACGACCTCGCCGACCTTTTCAGAAATACCGGTGACATTTGTCGCAAAAGTCATGAACGGCTCGGAAAAGCCGGAAAGCGCGGTCGCCAGGTCTACCAGCTCGTGCCAGTTCTCAACATCGCTGTCCTGCAGTGCATTACCGACTGCAACAAGCGCCTGAATCGCGGCGGCAGATTCAGTGACGAGGTTCATATCGACGCCCTCGGTGTTAATGGCTGTGGCATAAGTAACCAGAGGATCTGCCAATTCGCTGAGTCCGGTTGCAAAGTCTTTGATCTTCCCGCCGAACGACTGGAAATCAAAAATCTTCTGCCCATCTATCTCACTCAGGGTATTGATTAAGTTCTTCAAAGCGATTGCGGATATGGTTACATTTCCAAACTCTTTTCCGGTGACGGCGTCGACGTAAGCGATATAATCCGGGGCAAACGTTTTCAAACCATTACCGAAATCGATCAACTTACCGCCTTGAGTAAAGTAATCAAGCCAGCCTGTATCGCTAATAGCACTAAATGTTTCAAGCAGTTTCTTTAATGCTGTAGCCGAGACGGCAACATCTCCGAACTCTTTTCCATTAACAGCATCGAGATATGCAACATAATATCCGGCAAACTCTTTCAATCCGTTTCCAAAATCGATCAGCTTACCACCCTGAGTAAAATAATCAAGTAATTCGGTATTGCCGATGCCACTAAATGCTTCAAGCAGTTTCTTCAAAGCCGTAGCCGAGATAGCAACATCTTCGAACTCTTTTCCATTTACAGTGTCAACATATTCGACATAATCGACGCCGAATTTTTTCAGCCCAGCTCCAAAATCAACTAATTTTCCGCCTTGCGTAAAATAGTCAAATGTGCCAGTGTCGCCGATACCACTGAACGCTTCAATCAGTTTCTTTAAAGCCGTAGCTGAGATAGCGGCATCTCCGAACTCTTTTCCGCTTATAGCATCAACGTATTCAGCATAATCGGCACCGAATTTTTTCAGTCCGGCTCCGAAATCAGCTAGTTTTCCGCCTTGCGTAAAATAGTCAAAAACACTGGTGTCACCAATTCCGCCGAACGCTTCAAGCAGTTTCTTCAAAGCCGTGGCCGAGATGGCAACGTCTCCGAATTCTTTTCCGTTTACAGTGTCAACGTATTCGACATAATCAACACCGAATTTTTTCAAACCGGCACCAAAATCAGCTAGTTTTCCGCCTTGCGTAAAATAGTCAAATATACCGGTGTCGCTGATACCGCTGAATGCTTCGAGCAGTTTCTTCACAGCTGTAGCCGAAATAATAACCTTGTCAAACTTTGTGGTTTCGACATTGCTGGAATACTCGGCAAGATCGCTGCCAAAAATCTTCAAACCGGCGCCGAAATCTTTTAGCTTGCCGCCTTGTGTGAAATAGTCAAATATCCCGACGTTCTTAATCCCGTCAAAAGCTTCAATTAGCTTTTTAAGGGCCGTCGAGGAAATTGCGATCTTATCGAACTTTGCATCCTTGACACTTTCACCATAGTCGAAGAAATCAGATCCAAATTGCTTCAATCCGGAGCCAAAGTCTTTCAGCTTGTTGCCTTGTGAGAAGAAATCAAATATAGACTTATCTTTGATTTCTCCAATGATTTCAATCAGCTTCGACAACGCTTCCGTAGAAGTAATAGCTGAACTGAAATCCTTCCCCTGCACCTTGGCTGCGTATGCGTTTACAGCATCTGCAAGCTCCGAAAGGTCTTTGCCGAACTTTTCGAAATCAATCCCTCCGGTAAACCAGGACGTTAATGCGTCCAAAATTCCATTAGCTGTCAGAATCAGGATCATTTCAGCAAGTGCCTTGGCACCCTGCAAAGATTCCGGATTCACCTTCTGAATTGCATCGAGGAACGGCTGAGCCGATGCAATAAACTCGCTTAGCAGAGCTCCGATAACCGGAAGCGGCGCCAATGCAACAACAGCAATCGCCGCCATAGCTGCAAGCTCAACAAGCAACACGTCGAGAAGCGCTGCAGCAGCGATTGCTTCCGAAATAGTTGCTAGATCGAACCCTCCAATGGCATCAGCCAATGCGGAGAAAATATCTTTGATGAGTCCAACGGTAGAAGCTATAATCTTCGGGATACCTGCTGCAAGGCCGTCAATTACCCCGACCACGATATCAAGAAGCGCTTCGACGATTGGCTGAATATTGGCCGCGATGGCGCTGAGCGTTGTCATGATAAGTTCAAGCACAACGTCAACTGCCATAGGAACAACTTCCGAAAGAGCGCTCAATGCCGCCGTGGCAATAGTCACAAAAAGATCGATAATGGAGCTCAAAGAGTTCTTCAAAGATTCAGCAAGTGCTGCTGCCATGTCAGGAAGAGCCGTGATCAGTCTTTCGAATACACCGATGATTACATCAACAACTACTTTTGTCGATCCGGCAAATGCAGCAAGTGCTGCTGAAACCATGAGAAGCCCTGCGCCAAATAGTGTTGCCGCAACACCAATTAGTGCCATAGCTCCGGCTAAGGCAATGATTGACGGAATTATCGGTCCCAGCAATACGCCAGCTACACCAATAATTGCAAAAGAAGCAGCTATAGCAGTCAATCCTTTTGCAATATCCTCCCAGCTCATTGTTGCCACAAGCTTCAAAGCGGCCGCCAGAACTAATATTGCAGCAGCTGAGACAACCATGGCCGCCGAACCGCTCATAGAATTCTCCATGATCTTGGTCGCAGCAACCATCTCGGCAAGCACAACTGTTAAGCCGGTAAGGCCTCTTGCAAGAGATTCCCAGTCCAGTGCGGCTAGGCCCTTTACAGCTTGAGCCAGCACCAGAATCGCTGCCGAGAATATCAACGCATTTGCGGCGCCTTTCATCATGGTGCCCGGTTTTGAGCCTGCAACGCTTTCGCCGGACAGTATTTTTGCAGCGATTACCAACTCAGCAATAATCGTGGTCAAACCGATAAGGCCTCTGCCCAGTTCTTCCCAGCTGAGCGCAGAAATCTTCTTAAGAGCTCCGGCCAACACTGTGATAGCGGCAGCAAATATCAGTGCATTTGTTGCGCCCTTCATCATGGCGTCAGGAGAAGACTTGGTGAACGAAGCTCCGGCTTTACTGGCGGTTCCGGTCACATTTTTGTCGCCGGAAAGCAGCATTGCCGCAATAACAAGTTCGGCAATCACAGCAGTCAACCCAACCAGACCTCTGCCCAGTTCTTCCCAGCTAAGTGACGCAATCTTCTTCAGAGCACTGGCCAGAATTGAAATAGCAGCAGCAAATATCAGTGCGTTGGCAGCGCCCTTCATCATCTTCTCTGGCGTGCTGGAACTGGAAATATAATTCCCACCTGCAGTCATTGAAGTAGTGGAAACACTATCGCCCGACAAAAGCTTTGCTGCAATCACAAGCTCCGCGATGCATACAGTCAAGCCGACAAGTCCGACCGCCAAAGAACTCGGGTCGAGAGACGCGATCTTCTTTAATGCCGAAGCCAGGATAAGAACTGCCGCAGCAAATTCGATCATTGCGAACGCAGATTCTTTAAAGCCGGTAACGTTTTTAACTTCTCCGAGGAGCGCGACAGCCCCGATCAATTCGCCGATCACAAGCGTAAGACCCGCCATGGAGTCCATCATCTTATTTCCGTCAATGGACGAAATTGCGACCAGCGCCGCCGCCAGAATGCCGAGGGCAACAGACAACTTCAAAAGTGTTCCGACTGTGTCTGATCCGCGTTTAAACGAGGAAATTGTATCACTGATACTTCCGATCGCATCAGTGACGCCGCTGATCAATTCTTTGAAACTCGAAACGACCTGCGTGATCTTAACGCCAATTCCGACGGCGAGTATCCCTTTCAGAATATCGAACAGTTGACCGAAGTCCGCATTTCGAATAATATTCGTTGCCTGCTCACCGATTGTAGACAACGTCTTACCGATGAAAGTGATAACTTTCGAAATAACGGGGAACACTTTCTTCCCAATCTCGAACAGTGCCTCGAATATCTTCTTGATTCCTTCGAATAGCGCGGTCAGAGGTTTGAAAGCAGTATCGGTTTTCTGAGTTAATTCCCCGACACCGCCTGTGTCGATCTTTCCGAAGCTGCCGAAAATTTCTTTGATCTTGTCATAGGCTTTCAGAAGAACATCCTTGACTTTCCCAAAAGCATCAGACAAAGGCCCACATGCGTTGAGAACACCGTTTTTGACTCTGTCAAGGAATCCTGTGATTTTATCGCGAATGTCGCTGAAGTCTCGACCGGTAAGAGAAGATAAAGAGTCAAACAAAAGTTTGATAGCATTGCTAACCGTGTCAAAAATACCCTCAATAACTCCGCTGAAGCCTTTGCCTCCGGAAATAAAACCTTTGATCGTTTCAACTACGCTGCGAATAAAGTCTCCTAACGCTCTGAATACGCCGGAGAGCCTTGAAGTAACCTCTTCAAGAATGCCGGATTCTTGAACTGCTTCCCTGAATTGGACAAGCATTTCGCCAATATCAGCGGTTAGATCCAAGATGCCTGTTCCGGCGCCGTCAAATAACGCTCCGATTGGTTTGATCAGCGCAACGACAATATCTTTCAGAAGACCGAGAACGGCAAAGACACCTTTAAAAGTTGATTTGAACTTTTGCCCGGTTTCGTTCAATTCTCCGGTTTCATCGTCCACAAGACTGAGACCTTCGGAGAATGCCTTTAACCGTTCCGTTAAGGTCTTGAGCCAGCTGGCGCCGCTTTCCACACTGTCAAGAAACGGTGTCAACACTTCACTGCCTGCTTCTTTAATTGCCTGAATAATCCCGGTGATTGCATGGAAAATATTCCAGAAAGCCTCGATCAGATCGTCACGGCCGCCGAGTTCTTTCCACTCTTCCAGCATTGCATTGCGAAGATTACCACCTTCCGCAAACACGTCATAGAGTTCATTTGCCAACTTTGTCCAAAGCTTTCTGGCTTCTTCATAGTTGCCGAATATCAGCTCAAAGGTATTCATCCAGCCGGTACTGACTGCATCTTTGACAGAGTCAACAGCTTCCTTAAATGTCTTTGCTTCCTGCGCGGCACGAAATGCCTTTTCGCCAAGCTCGTTGGCTGGATCTGCAAGTTTCTTAAAGCTTTCCTCAAGATCCTCGACAGTCATATTGACATCGCCGCCTGCTTCCTTGACTTCTTCCAGAACAGCTTCGATATCAAGAGTGCCCTCTCGATAGGCGTCAAGATACTCAAGAAGCTGCGAGGCAGTGAGCTGGGTTTGATCTGAAATATCACTCAGAATAACCGAGAAGCCGCCGTACTGATCCAGTGTTTTCAGAAGCACTTCGCTCGTGAACCAAGCGTCGGACAAAGCCGAGTTGAAGTTTTGAACCGAAACTTCATTGCCCTTCATGGTCTCGTAGACGCCTTCGCCCTTTTCAGTCAGAAGACCCAACGAAGCGGCAGTCTCAATTGCTGTCTGTTTGAATTCGGCAGTGGCCATGTTGGCGTTCTCAATCGACTTCCAGTCCATCAGTTTCACTGCACCGACAGAAATCGCCTGAGAAAGATTGTACATAGCACGACCGGCTTCATTCACATTTGCACCGGAAACTGCAGCCCAGGTCGAAATACCCTGCATGGCCACAACCGATTGTTCCAGACTGATATTATTGGAAGTAAACTTACCAATATTATTGACCATGTCGAGGAAACTGTAGGAAGTCTCATCGGTAAACCAGTTGAGCTTGTCCAGCTGCTGACTGACATAGTCCATCTGCTCGCCGGCATTGGTGAATTCCTTTGCAGTTGCAGCCATAATGGTCTGCACGGCCTGGGTTTTATCAGCATACTTACCCCAACCTGCCTCGATCTGCTTGGTTGTGAGCTCCTGGATCTTTTGATTGAGATAATCAAATCCTTGTTCGCCGAGTCTTCTTAATGCGCCGGTGGCAATCTGCTCAAAAGCCGAGAATTTATGGCCGATGTTGTCCAATCCATCGGAAACGCCTGAAAAATTCAAACTCTGCTTCAGGCGGTCCAGAGTCGACATGCTGGTACTGACATTGCGCTCGAATTGCGCGTTGTCAAATCGCATTTCTACGACTCTTTCATCAATGGTTTTGCTCATAGCATCGTGACCTCCTTCCAGGCGTTCTCTGCGATTTTGTCAAAAACCGGCTGCACGGCCGGGTTGATATAGTCTCTCCCCTGCACATAACCGCCGTTTCTGGTGCCGTGACCGTATTGAAGAATCACGGCAATATTCACGCCCTGATTGACGTGAGAATTATGAAATGAAATGGTCGTGGAACCGTTTCGGTGTGTAATCTCGTAATACCATGATCTTGCCGTTTCGCCGCTATCTACAGGCGTCGCTTTCGCCAGGGCGTCGACTCCTTCCCTGCCGTACTTATCCAGATCGCTCACTCGAACGATCTCCTTGAGCCGCTCGAAGTAGTTCGTCAGCTTCGAGAAGTCACCCTTCTGGTGAAATGTAATCATGTGATCACCCCTTTGTTCCGAGACGTTTCCTTCGCTGCGCATTCAGCTCCGCGTTTCTTGCCAGAATTTCACTTCTGGTCATCTTCTTGGGTGGCTGACTCTTGATGCTGCATACCTTGATCAAGGTCATCAGCCGGTTCAAATGCCACTTCTGACATTCAAACGGAATATTGTTTGCGATCATCCAGTAATAGATCAATTCGGACGTGACCTGCTCGCTGCTTCTTTTCCCTTTTGTCTTATCCGAGAACCAGGTCGCTGTCATCGGTGCATCGATATAATTCTGGATCTGTCTGTAATGCTTCCATGTCAGATGCTGATACGCTTCCGGATCAACATTCTGGGTCAAAGTCATGCACCGGATGTAATCCTCGATTTCCTCCGGTGTCTTTTCTTTGTCGGAAAGAAACGGCTTTCGCCATTTTGCTTCCCATTTTGAAATGGAGACGAGAGAATGCTCCAGAGAAAGTGTCCAGCCCTTCGGATTGACAAATTCTTCCTTTACCGGATCCCAATACTCTTTATCCGGGATTGTAATAACCAGCAATTCTCTCGCCTCCAATTAGTTTCTTTGTAATTAAGTAACCGGCACGACCGCTGCCGGCTTATTTGCAGTAGTCTGCACCGGTACATTCGGGACAATGCCGTTCACAAACGCCGAAGCTTTTTCCGCATCTCCTGCCAGCTCCATGAAAAGCTGAGAATAGGCATTGGTCTGGGCAAATTCCTTGGAGATCTCCTCTGACTTAATGAATCTCCTCCCATCGGCGCTCTTCACGCCGTAAGAACGCAGCACAAGGTCCTTGAACACCTTGAGAATGGCGGGCATATCCTGAGCCTTTACGATCTGCTGAATCATCTCGGCCAGACCACCGGTGGTGCTCATTTCCATTTCGGTGATTTCAGCAGCCGTCAGATTGAAGTAGAAATCCTCCGTACGCTCGTTGTCATTGAAGTCTCTGTAAGTAATGGTCTTTTTCAGCATGTTTGCTAGTCTCCTTTCGAAATCAGATGATAAAATGGGAGACGCCAGCCGAACTGAGTACGTCTCCCAAAAAAGTGTTGAGAAAAAGATTAGGGATTGCTGCTCGCGGTCAGGGTGGAGATGACTTCGTCGGGCAGCGGCAGATATGCCTGAGAACCAGCAACGGAGTTCGCGCTGTCGGTGTCGATGCCATACAGCTTGTCCTCAATCGCCTTCATCTGAGCCTCGGTGAACTTCGTGCTGTCGAGCTCAATGTGGGCAACAGCATTGTAGCCGCTCACGATCACGGGAGTCGTAGAGAATTCCCAGGAGAAAGTGATTGCCTCGGGGCTGTCATTGATGGTCTGGTGACTCTTTTCGGAAGGAGCAGCGTCGCAGCCGTAGACCAAATGCAGTTTGTAGCCGTGCTGGACACCCTCAGTATCGTTGCCGATCTCGGTACGATAGCTGAAGCCGAAAGGCTTTCTGGGCTGCTGACCGAGCTTCAGACCGGGAACAGGCGTCGCAGAGCCGTCACATTCAGCAAATTCATCGGGATAAGTATAAGCCTCGACAGTCAGACCGAAGTCCTCGTTGGCACGAAGGTTCAGGTACTTCATGTTGTCGGCCCACAGGGGGTTCGCTTCACCACCGGAGGGGCGCTCGTTAATAGCGGTAATACCGTTCCAGGCATAACCGGCAGGATAAGGTTTGCTGGCGTCAGCTACCTTAGGATAGACAACTGCGTGATTTACGCCGGTCTCATAAAGACGCTCGCCATCTTTGTCCCATACAAGTTTCTTGAATTCGGAATTGGGCATGGTATAATCCTCCTTAGATTAGTAGTATAGATCAAACACATGATGATAAAGACGATCGGAGACGAACATTCTGTCGTAACTGCAAAGCGGGAAATGCCGCAAAACAGTCAACGGAACATTCGTCTCCGAGTCATCTGTAATGTAAGTAAGCTGGTATCTTGCCTCGTAACGGTATAGCGAATTGTCAGCCTTGGTAACAGACCTTCCGCCGGGATTCAACCCATATACGAAACAGGGATAAATCAGCTTAAGTGATTCCGGCGGTTGGTAGTAGGCGTGGGTCGTTCCGAGAATTTCGCAAAGCTCACTGTGAAGCTGCGATCGTTGTTTCATTGTAAACGCCTCCCATCGTCAGAATCAGTCTGGGATACTGGACCTCCACATTGGAAACTTTCCATTTGGTGCCCAGGTATTCCACATAGCGGATCGAGTGAAAATTCTGCTGGGCAAACGGATCGGAGACAATGGATATGTTATTTGCCAGATTCACATTGTCATTAAGGGTCTCGGCGGATTCCAGCTTTCGGGTGTTTCGGGTCAAGTCGCCATAATACGGCAGTTCCGTGATCCGTTCCTTCCAGATGCCGGAACCGGCGGGAATTTCCTCAGTCACTGCGAAGCCGATTTTACCGTAGTATTTGGCCATTTTGAATTTTCACCTCGATTGCTTCAGTTTGGATCAGGGATTCTCGTCGTCTTCGGGCTTCGCCTCGCCCAGATCAAGCTCCAGGACAATCGCGGACTTGATACGAGTCAGAGCGCCGGAGCAGCGAGTCTCCAGAAGGCTCTTGTGCAGGTTGAAATCAATGTCAAACTGGTTGAAGTGGGTGATCTCGCCGCCCTTGGTGGCGCCAACGGAGTAGTCATCCATGTTGACAAAGATGCCAAGCAGCTGCTTGGTCTTCCGAACCTGAGCGCCGTTCTCGGTGACAGTGGCGACACGGGTCTTGTTGGCGAACTGCTCAACAGTCTGGACGTCCTTGATGTTCAGTGCTGCCACAACCTCACCCTTGTTCTTGTAGAGGCGGTGACCGTTCATATCACGGGCCAGCGTCATCACGTTCAGAAGATGCGGATCGCAGTAGAAGGTCATGTTGCCGGAACCCTTATACTGCTCACGGGCATAGAGTGCAGCTTCGACAATAGCTTCGGCATAGCAGAAGTTGTCACCGAAGAACGAGGCGGTCTCAGCACCCTGCAGCTCTTCACGGGCAGCCTCAATGTCGACATCCTTATGAATGGCATAAAGCTCGTCATCGGTCCAGATCGGACGAATATGGTCGGCCTTGATCTTATCGGGATCATCATCCGCGCGGCCGTCACCCAGCATAATCGCAGTCGCCAGCTCTTCATTGAGCATCAGGCGGTCGATATTGTACTGGTAAGCGACATAGTCGAAATCGGTGATGTCGAGAATATCATCACGGTTGAGCGCGCTCTTGACGTACACGGTCTGCGGATCGGTAGTACGGCGAACTTCGGCATAGTTGCCGGACAGAGCCTTCTTATCGCCCTTCTTGTAGCCCTTGGCACGGATCGCATCGATGTTGCGGATGTCGACCTGGCGGGTGCGGATACGGCTGAACGGAGTCTTGTGAACGCCCTTCATGACTGCGCTGACCCAACCCTGGTCGTAGGTAATAAGCTCCGGCATACCGGGACGGACGTCCTTGTACTCCGGGAACAGCACGTTGAGGGATTCCTCAACAAAGCCGCTCACGAGGTTGGTCGTCACATCTTCAGACTCATCACCGTCTGCATGGGAAAGATCATTGTCAGCTGCATACAGTTCGATGGCTGCCTTCAGAGTGCCGACCTTCTTTGCAGTGTTCAGGATTTCCACCTGATCGGCATGGCAAAGAACGGTATCATTGTTCATCTCTTCCTGATCAAATACATTGTGCTTCACGGGTTTTTCATCTCCTTCTTCGTTGTTTTCGCCCTGGGCTTCTTCCAGAGCCTGTCCGATCAGTGCATAGACGACGGTCTTCTGCTCTTCTGTCAGCGTGTTGAACACGTCTGCCACGGTCTTTTCGGACTTTTCTTCCTGGGGTTTCTTTTCTTCGGCCATTTCTTTCGCTCCTTTATCTTGATTATCATCTTTGTCTGCGTGATAGAGTTCAAAGTTTTCTCCGGTGAAGATCACAGCTTCTTCCTCCTGGATCTCACCGTGCCGGATAACTTCCTGGATCGAAGCGCCGGGGTTTGCGCCGGCATAAACCAGACTGACTTCTCGGATCTGGCCATGCAGCACGTTTCCGTCCTTCTGTCGCAGATGATTGGCGTAGATAGACAGTGCGGTAATGTCGCCATGCTGGACGATCTTCTTTGCTTCCTGGCCGTTTTCAGTGTCATTGAAATAGCAATAACAATAAACACCGTCAGCACGGTTTTCCAGAATTGCATGACCAAGCGTGTTGGTGACATCGTCATATTGGTGATTCCAAACCAGCGGAACACGCTTGCCGTCACAATCCTTGAACGCATCCCGGCGGATCGTACGACCGTCAGAGCACTTCAGGTCGTTTCGGGTTGCGTAACCGCTGAAATCGTAACCTTCCATACTAGGTTTCCTCCTCATTTTGTTCGAATTTTCCGCCATTTTGATTTTTCGCCTGCAAGTCAGCATTTGACTGACTCAGATTCTTATTCCGCAGCTCATCCGCCTTCGGATCCTTCGACGGCTTCATGCCGACAATCTGCCGGATCTCATTCGAAGTCATGATCTCGTTTCGGGTAAACTTGTCGGCAATCTCGGCAATGTTGTCAACCGGAACCAGTTTGAAGGGATCCCGGAAGAACAGAATGGATTGCTTTTGTGTGCGGGCAGTTTTGGTCAGGAACTTGCGTTTCATCTCATCGACAATGGCGGAGAGAATCGGTTCGATGGTTCGGTTCGTGTAGTTTAGCATTGTCTTCTCGTCCGCAGTCCCGTCCAGAATGCTCTGCGTGATTCCCAACTGGCTGTATAGCATGCTCGTCAGGTATTCAATCTGAGACATCAGGTTGTTCTCTGCTGGGCGATTGAGCTGCGTGATATGTTCCGTTCCATCGGTGTAGGCAATTCCGTATTTCGACCCGACCAGCTGATCCTCAATGTCTTTGCGGCGGATCTCGGCTTGCTGGCGTCTGGCCTCAGTCTTGATCACATAAGGAAGCTGAATGATCAGGTCGAGCTTTCCCGAGCTGTTGTGATCGTCGATGGCGTCCAAAAGCCGCAGTTTCCGAACCAGTCTCTGAAATGTTGAGTTCGGTGCGTTCATGACGGCATACAACGGATTTTCGACAATCGCAACCGTTTTCTTCGGGACCATGACCTCCTGCTTTTTGCCGGTTCGATCATTGTAGAGTTGTACCTTCACATGCTGCGGATGCCACTCTGTGACAACGCCGGCACGCATCGTCTCGATGCTGTACGAACCTGTATTGTTCGGGTCGGTATTGGTGTCGACCGGTACGATCGCGACAACACCCTTGTCCAGCATTGTGGAGACCACGTCCTGCCGAAAGGCTCTTCCGGTCTGGTCAATGTTTGCTTCAATGCTCAGGCAATAATTCAGCCCGGAGTCAATGTCCTCCAGGTATCGGTTATTGTCATCCAGCTTGACGTGATGCACGTCGATGCTCGCAGCATCCATTGCAATGCGGTTGAGCACGGAATTCAGGATTGTTTGTTCCGAGGTGACGTTGAGCTTCAGCCGGTCTGGGCGGTAATAAAAGCTGGGACCGTAGTCTCTTCGGTCATAGGTGGGGTCGCGATTCGTAAAGACATTCCAGGCGCTTTTCAGCCTGGCAAAGAATGTGTTTTCCATTTGAAATCTGCTTCACCTCCGTCAGGCCGAATTGACCTTGCTCTTTTTGTAAGCGATCCTGCCGGACGACCAGACACCGTTTTTCAGCTGGCTCATGTCATATCCGACATCAGCCAGCGCCATATGAACGCCGACATCGCCGCGCTTTGCGACGAACTTAACGGCTCGTCCGGATGGCGCGCTGATGGAGCTTGCAGACCGTGTCATCAACTCGGCCATCTTTCGGTTGTATTCGTTTGTGTAGGCTGCGCCGTGCTTCTGCCCGCGGTATTTCGGATTGAGCTCGTTCTTCACATATCGGTTGAGCTCTTTCTTTGATCCTCTGTAGGCTTTGTTATAGATTCGGTCGTAGTTCCGCTTTGCCCATTTCGCGTCACGCTTTTCACGGCGTTTCTGACCTGCGGCAGTCAGAGAACCATCCGAATTCTGGAAGCGCCTCACACCCCATTTCTGGCCGAGGATGCCGTGATGGTAGAGTTCATTCATTGGCATCAGCCTCGCTTTCTCGTGTTTTTGGGCAAAAAGAAAGAGACCGTGTTCATCTTCGGTCTCCTACTCAAATGCATCTTTATTTGCTTTGTACGCGACATAAGCGTCCATCATAGCCGCAACGGCGTCGATTTTCTGCTCATATCGCTTCTTGTAGAGCTTCCGGTTTCCGTTGGTATCTTCCAGCGTGATGCAGTTGCCCATGGCGAATGTCATCAGCTCCTCATCAAACAGCAGCATCCGCTCTTCGGCAAGCTTTTTCAGCTCGCCCAACGGGACAGATTCTGTCTTGGATCCCTGTTTCACCTTTTCAATCCCGAAGGTTCCGTTTTCCTGTGCCCAGCGTTCAACGAATTCCTTGGCATTGTATGGGTCATATCCAAAACAGCGAACGTCATATCCGCGCTCAACAATGTGCTGATCGAGATCCTCATAGACCTCCATCATATCAAGCACGGTTCCGTCCAGAACCATTAAACTGCCTTCTTCCATGAACCTGTCATACTTCAGGCGCATTGCTGCAGGCAGCTTGGAGAGGGTCAAAGACGAAATATAGTTACGGGTCTTAATTCCGAAAGCCCCGTTGGAAAGAGGAAACAGGAAGGTGAAGGCACAGAAGTCATCTCCCTGAGAAAGGTCAGCGCCGAGTGCGCACGGCATTTGCCAGTAGTCTCGGCGTCGGTGACAGAGGGTTTCTTCGTATGTAAAGTAATAGGTATAGCCCTCCATCGGGATCCCGAACCGCTTTGCCAAAATATCATTTCTGGCTGCCGGCGCTTTTTCAGCCCGTTCCACATCGAGCTGATACGTCTCGTAGCTGACAGTCTTTCCGATGTTCGGATTCGCCTTCATCCACATATCGGGGTCGCCGACTTCATCGATGGAATCCAGCTTGTACCACCAGATCGATACATGAGGATTGATGTAATCCCCTTTCAGGATGCTCATCAATTCCATTTTGATTGTATCGCCACTTCCGTTCCGCACTGTGCCCTCGGAACTTGTCGACACGATCAGATAGTCGTCAACCTTGGACGCGCCTTGCTCGATTGCACCAACAACATCCTCCCGGACATCTCCGGAAAGCCATTCGTCGACAGTCGCGACTTTGCAGCGCAATCCCTGCAGTTTGTCGATTGTCATCGGGCGGATTTCCAGAAGAGAGTTTGTCAGGAAATTCTCAATGCCTTTCTTGGTCGAAGCCAGTTTCATCCGATTGGCGCGAGAACCCGTGGTGTTCTGCATGGAGCCTTCCGTCAAGAACTTAAACAGCGGGCCTCTCGATCGGACAATGGCTGTGCGGATAGAAGACATGATCTCTTCTGCCTGCTTCATTGTCGGCGCTGTCGTGATCTGGTGCGTCGTGGTTGTGTCGGCGTTCAGAAAGAACGCTTGTATCGAGGAATCGTAAAGCGATTTTGCGGCGCCTCTTCCGACGATCAAATACTGCTTGTTGACCAAGCGCTTCTTGATTCGTTTTCGGACATAGTGGCCTCCGTGTCCATCGCGGTTCGGGACGTAAACACTTCGGTCTACAAAATAGAACCAGCCAAAGACCTGCTCGCCCCAAAGCTTGAAGGTATCCAGCAGCTTCAGATTCGAGCCGTCGGTCAGGGTCAGTTCATTTTCACAATAGGCGATCCAGCCTTCAACCGCCTTGTCATCATAGTAGATACCCGGATTTGCGATCAGATCATCGATCCGGTGCATCTCCATTTCGACCTCTTTGCAGATTGGGATTTCGCCTCGCATCACGGCCTCACGAAACCGGCCGTAATAAATCGGCGTGGCCGTGTTCGAGAGAGACATGATTGGTCAAATATCACCTAGTGTGCGACCGCTTCTAGCCATTCGCTTGACAAAATCCTCAGCAGCTTCTTGGCTGTATCCGAGATCTTTTAATCTAGCAATGGATAGTTCTTTTCCTCCGCGATTCACAAAATCGCCAAAATATTCTTTACCTTTCCCAGAATAGGTATATGCAAAGCCTAGATCATCAAATCCTTTCTTTGGCTTTGAGGCAGTAAGCTTTTCAAGCTTTTCTTCATACTCATCCGGGTCCATGTCTTCCCAATGTCTGTCTAGCTCATTGAACTTTTTTTCCCAATCTTTATACTCTTTAGAGGATTCATATTGCTTTCTTAGTTTATCTTTTTCTTTACGAAGATCAGCCTCCGCTTTTCCGATGCCTTGCTTTGAATCCCATCTATTTCCGGAACCATACTTTTCAGCTCTTGCGTTGCGGAATTCTTTCTTCAACGTTTTATAAAGCTTTTCATCACTCATCCCATCATATCGTTTCTTTCCGGCCTCGGTCAAAGTCCCATCAGGATTCTGAAAACGTCTGACACCCCACTTCTGGCCTTTAATGCCGTGGTGATAGAGTTCGGCTTGATACTTGTTCATAGATTTTCACCTCACGTATAAAAAAGACCGTCAACAGACGGTCTTAAAGATTTTTACTTTTGCGACAACTGGATAGCCAGCACGGTTACGGTTTCTTCATCCACATCATCACCCGCTTTGATAAAGTCGGAAACTGCTTTTCGGTCTTCCTGTGACCGGGCGTAGGACATGATTGCAATCACAAAATCATCTTCAGGATTGATTTCTTGCAGCATTTGCACCAATTCAATGTCTTGCTCGCTCATTTTTTTTCTTTCTTCTCCAGATAATCCAAGATATCATCGGTTGCCAGCTTTTTACCAACAATGTCAAACGTACCATCAAAGTGATTTCTAACAGTGTAAATATGATGAAGAATGCGCTTTGAAAAGACCTTCTTTGTTTTAAGTTGATCTACGCAGTGTGACATGATTTCGCTTTGAATATGTTTATACTCCTTATAAGGGAGATGAATTGGTTCAAGCGAATCCGAACGCTTGGCGAAAAACTGAAAACCGATAGATTTTATAGAATTGTCTTCAATAAAAGCTTTTCCAGCATTTACAACTTTTGTTTTTAATGCCCCAGATTTATAGAGCGCAACTCCTCCAATGGCAGCAATTGCAGAAACGGCGGCCACTTTTCCGATCTTTTTCAGCTTATCTGCAGATAGATTATACTTATTCTTTTCGGTATTTTCAACCTTATTGAGACTTTTCTTCCATCCAGCTTTCTTTTAAGAGGCCGAATGATCAGAAGCATCAAGCGGATACGGCGGTCCGTTCCTCTTTCCCCATTTCTGGCCGAGGATGCCGTGATGATATAATTCAGCCTGATAATAATTCATGCAAGATATTGCCTTTCTTATAATTATATGATAAACTTTATTTACAGAACATTCGGAGTTGAGAATAATGAAAACAAAAGTCGAAAAGAATGTCGTTAAGACTGAAAAAATGGTTAACGTCTTGAACCAGATCTATAAATCGGTCACCAATGGGGCTGGCACGGTTGTCCCTCCGGCTTCCGAGCTCGCCGAAAACTATTTACGCAAAAATACCTCACCGATGCTTGCAGCAAAAGAGATGCAGAAAAATCAGATTGCAAAATGTACAACGTCTGGTTTTCTAACAGGATTCGGAGGCGTTGTTACATTGCCGATCACGATCCCTGTAAATCTTGGCAGCGTTTTATTTGTACAGATGCGAATGATAGCCGCTACGGCGTATATTGGAGGATATGACATACATGACGATCAGGTTCAAACCTTAATTTATGCTTGTCTTGCTGGCGTTTCTGTAAATGAACTCGTAAAGAAATTTGGAGTCCATTTCGCGAATAAAATGGCGTTAAAAGGCGTTGAAAAAATACCAGGTAAAGTTTTGACAAAGATTAACCGGTTTATAGGATTTCGCTTTATAACGAAACTGGGAGAAAAAGGATTAGTAAATCTTGGAAAAATCATTCCGGTTGTTGGGGCAGTTGTCAATGGAGGTCTGGATTTGGTGGAAACCAAAATAATCGCAAAACGAGCGACAAAAATGTTCATTGAGAATGATTTCTCAAATAATATTATCGATGTAGATTACGAAATCGTTGAAGAATCTGAAGAAACAATTTAATCAATCATCGTCCTTCTCTTTGTCGTCATCTCCAAGATCGATATAAGACCAGAAGGACCCGATCTTTTTCTTGTCATTTGCCTTCATGATTCTGCCGGCTTCGGTCGTTCCGACGGCTTTGTCCAGCATCTTCTTGCCGCCATACATAATAGCGCCGGTCACGACAGTTTTGGCGAATTTCTTTGGCCCTTCGCGCAGCCCTTCCTTGACGCCTTCTTTCAGGCCGGTTTTGGCTTCCTTGACTGCCTTCTTGGCATACGCTTTTCCCTTTGCGGCAAGCGCCTTTGTCTGGGAGCTGGCCATCATGCCCATAGACTTTGCAGCGTTCATGACGACCTTTCTGGCGTTCGGGTTCGCTGCTACATATGCTGCTGCGGCTGCGAGTGTAATAGCTCCGGCTGCGGCAGCAATCTTTTTTGCCCGAGCAGTCTTTTCCTCTGGCGAAAGGCCATTTTGATTTTTTCCGATGAGCTCGTCGCGATGCGCTTTGCCGGCGGAAGTATAGGAACCATCCGGGTTCTGAAAACGTCGAACGCCCCACTTCTGACCTTTAATGCCGTGGTGATAGAGTTCGGCTTGGTACTGATTCATAATTTTCACCTCACCCGATATACGCATTGATCGTTTTCTTTTTCTTTTTGGCGGAAGATTGATCGACGATGGAGCTGACTAGATTTTTCGCTTTGTCGGCCATTTCGTTATCCATTCTAATTTCGTCTACTTTCTTTCTGCTAAACTCCTTAACGACATCACGATTGGCGTTGCTCTTGGCAGCTTTGCTCTTTCCAGTTTTTGTGCCAGATGAAGGTCTGCTTGTGACCTTCATGGAAAGATTTTCTTTCGTCAACTGAAAAGAATCGTTTCTCTGAATCGAGGTGTCTGTTTTTCCAGCCGGATTCTCGGCAGGGCCGCCAATTGAATAACGTCTTTTTCCTGCTTCAGTCAAAGAGCCGTCTTCATTCTGGAATCTGCGAACACCATGCTTCTGTCCCTTGATTCCATAGTGGTATAATTCTGCTTGAAACTGGTTCATTTATTCACCCCGTTCCTTTTCTGATGTTTTCCGCCGCAACCAGGACCCGCCACTCGAATTCCTTTGCCATCTTCTCGATCGCTTCGGTCAGAGAGGCATTCTGCGGAGGGTCGAACAGCAGCCGGACCCTCAAGTGCACAAAGGACTTGAGAAGGTCCAGCCGCGGATCCTGTCCGACAAAATCGGTCCAGGTTGCAGACTTGTCCGAGATGGAAAAGCCCTCATCCGGACCGACGCCGAGCTGTGTCAGAACAGCAAGCGCCGAGTTGATGCAGATGATCAGATCCATGTCGAACTGTGTGTACTCTTCCTGAATGCCGAGCATTTTTTTGATGGAAGTCAGGATACTGTCCATCCGCATCACTCCTTTCGGTTTTTCCACGGACAAGTGTCATTTACTGTCCGTTCTTTTGGTGTCTTGATCAGCAGACTGTCGTCGCCGTAGTGAATTGCGTTGTGTGTCGTCAGGCTGACACAGATCAGATTCTCCGGGTCCAGCAAAATCGGATTTCGGTTTACTATGTCTTCCCGAACAATCGGGTTGATATGATGTACATAAATCGTTCCGCCGATTGCCCGGTCCTGAATTCCAAGATCGCAGGCATTGTCTCGAACGATCACCTTGCTGCGTACCGACTTCCACGCCGGATCGGCATAGAAAACCTGATTGAGCCAGCGTTCAAATCCGAAAGTGTCAACGCCGACTTCTCCGTTAAGCTTAAGATACTCGTAACGCTCTTCAAAAGTCGGCAGCTTGACCAACTCGCTATAGGTCCTCATCGTCGGTCTCCTCTCTGGCGCCGGTGTACGTACGCATAGCCTCCACAGCTTTTGCATAAAGCTCTTCAATTTTCTTTGCGGATTGAATGGCTTCTGTTTTTGCTGAGATCAATTCCTTTTGTTTTTCCAGTATTTCTTTCTCGATTCGTTCTTTGGTCGAACCGAGCTTTAAAAAGTGTGTCGTTTCCTGAGAAGTCGCTGTTCCGTTTCGCAAACGCTCCTCGACAAGGTCGTAGGCGAGAGAAATCAGCTGGTTCTCCCTGGCTTCCGGCGTCAGTGCGGGCCGCATTTTCTTCACAGGTTCTCGACGCTCTGCGGCCTTCGCCTTTGCCATAAGTTTTAGCCTCCTCTCAGCGAAATCTCCGACAGATCGGTAGTAGTTTTGTTAATGTGGAATAGGGTTTAGGGGTATTATTGCGCAACATTGGCGGAATCTCTAACGATTACGTTTATGGTCGAGCTGCCTCTATGGCTTGCCAGTACATGAGTGTGATTTCCTTCTTGTGCACAGATAATACTGTTCTCAGTATCTATTCCAGACACTTTAAGATCTGATCCATAAATCACGAACAGGCCTTTTGTAATCCATACTCCATCTTCGTCGTCGTACATTCTTGCAGCTGGAATTGTTAATGATCCACCAATGCTGATTCCTGCACTATTGTATAAACCGTTCTGTGTTATGTAATAAACATTAAGCCACTTAGATGACTTATTTTTGATCTGAACATTACTAGTCCATTCGGCAGCTCTAACATTTACTTCCGCGCTTGCGTAATCTTTTACATCATATGTCCCGTTTTCGGTGATTGTTATGCTTCCTTCAGGCCAACTGCCACCATTTTCCTCAATGGCTTTTGCTAAGACACTGATAATCTCGCTTACACGATCAGAAGTCTCCTCCGACTCGCCGCCGTAATGCTCTAGCAGCGCTTTCAGAAGGAAACTGATTTTTGCATTGGCAGGGTAATCTTCGGCAGACTCAGCTGCTCCGGTTGCGACAAGCAGCTGCTTCAGCGCATCTGCAACATTCAGCCGTTGGGTGTCTGGTATAGTCAACTGTGACATAAGACATGCCTCCTTTGTTTTTAGTAGAAAATATAGCGCTTAACAGAACTTATAAGGCCGAGCAAAAGGGTGTACTTTCGAAAGGAGAAAAGGAAGACACATGAAAAGTGAGCATTCTCTTGTTGGCGGACAAGAATATCGTGTACAACTCGACCTTATAAGCTCCGTTAAACGCTATCCGTATAACAATATCACCGTCGGCCGTCTCTTTGACCAACCGGCGGCTTCTGCTACCTGTAAAACAATCCCCAAAAATATCCCCCGGAGAATTTTCGAGG